ACCCTTGCGGGTTTCGCGCGCCTTGAAGTATTTCAGCGCGACGTTGCCGCCGCGCGATTTGAGCGTGTAAGTCAGGCCCGCCGGCTTTTTCTTGACGGCGCGGGCAATAACTTGCCGCTGCAGTCCGGTTTGCGCCGTGAGGGAGCGCACAACGCGCGTTGCGGTTTGATCGCCGGTGCGCTTGATGGCGCGGGCAATCGCCTTTGGCGCCTCGCGCTCGGCCCGCTTGAACAACTCGGCGAGGTGGTCGATCTCGCGAGCGTCGATCTCAAGCATCGAGAACGCCATCGCGTCACCGCTTGGTTAGCTTGGCGCCGAGTTGCGCGAGCCGTGCCGTTGCCGCCGTGCGGAGCGCGCCCGTGCGCGCATCTTCCCGTAGGGTGCGCGCTACAAAGCCAGCCGCCCCCGCGACCGACTTAGCATCACCCCGCACGGCGGCGGACATGCCGCGCACGATCGCCTGTTTGCGTTCATTGCAGCGGCAACCCATGACACACCTCACATTTGGATCATCACGCGAGCGAGCGCGGCTTGATGTGCACTGGCTCTATGGCTTGGAAGCCGGTCGCGTGCGCGTGATGAATTCTAAAGATTGGTGCCGGCCGAGGGCCTTTCAAAGCCCCGCCGACTCTCGCGCTGATCAAAGCCGAGCACCGCGCCGCGTCCGACGCGTGGAAACGAATTTGGTGCGCGGCCCGTCTCGTCGGCCGCGCGTTGAACGCCGCAATAAGTTTGCGGATACTCGCCGTGTTTAACGAAGCGTGCGATTGCTCGGGCAGTCAGCCGGTTTGCTTTGCAGTCGTCGCGTTCGCTCAATGCTCATCCGACTTAGTCGGCACTTATTGCGATCGAGCTTATTGCGAATCCGTGCGTTGCGTCAGCGTAGGATGCAACAGGCCCGCAGGCTAGGGTTGCTATGTCAGCGCGTCGCCGAGGCGACAGTCGTCACACAAACAACGCCGCGTCATATGCGGCGGTTGAAATCGAACAAGCGTAGAAGTTAAATCTTGCGCATGGTCGTCAGTCTCCGATGGTGTCCGGAAATGCGAAACCCGCCGTTCGGGGCGGGCTTGCTATATCTTTTGACCTTTTGGAACGTCCGGGGTTATGTCAAGTGAGGCCTTCCGGGTCAAACACCCCCGACACGGAAACGCGCCGAACCCCTTAGATTGCAGCGGATCGGCGCATCTTTTCCCGGCTCGCCCGGTTATAGCTGGCCCGCGTTTCGGCCTCGATCGGCGACTCGATTGGAGCGATGCCGGCCTCGCGCTTTGGCTGCAACGGCAACCCGACCGTGTCATAGCGGGCAAACGCATCGCGGAAAATCACGCGCGTCGCGAGCGCCGGCGAGAGCCACGGCATCACCGGCAAAGCAAGCGGCGTCGGCGCGTAGCTTTCGAGTGCACCATCGAGCACCGTCGCGAGATGCGAGAGCGCCGCATGCCACGCGACGAATTGTGCACGCGAATGCGCGACGCTCAACGGCGCCGGATCGTGCCACTCAATCGGCGAGCGCGGCGACATCGACCACGTGTATTCACCATCACGCTTGCGCGCGCGGCCTTCGTTCTTTCGCAACATCACCATATCGCCGTCGGCATCAATGCCGAGCACAACGGGATAAGCGCGCATCGCGCCGGCCTTGTTTGTCGCCTCGTGAAAGCGCTGTTGCGGCGCCGGCAACTCAAAGGCCCAGGCCGGGCGCGTGCCCATCGTCGCATGACTGATCACGATGCCGCGTTGATCGAACGACGCGCCGAGGATCGCGCCGACGGCGTCGCCGGCGATGCCGATGAATTCACCGAACAGCGGCTCGATCTCGACGCGATCCGCGAAGCGCGCATGCGTGTCGAGCGCGCGGATCGCGGCGGCGACGATCAACGCGTCGGGATGCGGCTCGCCGCCCAGGAAGCCGAGGCCGTCGCCGTAGCCGCTGACATCGACGCGCACGCCGAGCGCGCAATACTGCGTCACGAGTTGCCACGGCGAGGCCGAGACCGATTGACCCTTCGGCAATTCCTCACGCATCGCCCATTGCACCAACTGCTCGATGTCGATTTTCGTTTTCATGATCATGGCCCCGCTTGATTTGGTGATGGCTGTAGGGATGTAGGGTGGCTGTAGGGTTGAGAATGATCCTACAGGGTGTTTAGGTTGTTATTTTTCAATGAGTTAGAGATCATGGCTGTAGGGATGTAGGGTTAAAGTCTACGCATATATGAGAGAGATGATTTAGGCCGCCCCGCACCCCCGAGAATAGAAAGAGGCGAAACCGGATTTGATCCTACATCCCTACAGCCGCACCGCTTAGCATCTTGAGATCATTCCGCTTTCGACCGGCTGTAGGGTCGCGCTCAACCCTACAGCCATCCTTCATCCCTACAGGGTTAGACCGGCGCCATGTCGTCGTCGGCCGGGTGCGGCGGCTCGTCGGTGCGCCGTCGCGGTGCAGCCGGCACATTCTTGAGCCGCACATGAAGGTAGCGCATGCCCGCCTCTTTGCGTTCCTTGGCAAAACCTTTCTGCCCCATCGCGGTGCCGAAACTTTTTTCCTTCCACGGCCGCACCGCGTTCGCGACGGCCCAGGACGCAAATGCATCGTACATTTCACGCGCACTCACGCTCGCCGCCGGCGAGCCGTCGGGATTGGATGGCACGCTATCGACACACGCGCCGACGAAGGTGCCGACAGGGTCCATTTCGTCGCGGTACTCTGCCGTTGCCTCGGCCACCTCGGGCGGCGTGCGTAAGCCGCCGTTGAGATAGTCGAGCGCGCCGGCGATCAGCCAATTGAGAATGCCCGAGCGCTCGGGCCAAATCTCGGCCATCACCTCATCCATCGGCCGCCGCTCGTTATCGGCGATCGTCACCGGCCACGGCACAAACTTGACGCGCCTCCAAATGCCATGATCGACGCCGCCGATCTCGGGCTTGTGGTTGCCTGACAACACGAGCTTGAACGTCGGCAGCATCTCGAAAAACTCCTTGTTGAGTGATCGCACGAGCATAGGCTCGCCGCCGGTGAGCGACTTGACCAGCGACTCTTTGAATTGCACGCCGCGCTCGGGCTCGGATGCCCGCACGAGACGCGCGCCGGGCAAGCGCGCGAGATCGGGCGACGGCCCCGAGCCCGAGCGCTGTTGATCGCCGGTTAGCGACTCGAAATTGATCGTTGCGCAGTATGGCCCCATGATGCGCGAGACGATCTCGACGAATGTCGATTTCCAATTCGCGCCGGTGCCGTAGCTGAACATAAAGCACTGCTCGCCCACCATGCCGGTCAAGGCGTAGCCGTGGAAGCGCTGCACGAAGTCGCGCACCGGCTCGATCGGCAGGAAGCGATTGACCGCCGTCATGAAGTGCGGACACCGCGCGCCCTTGATGTAATCGACCGGCGCGACCTTCGTGATATTGTCGGTGCGATTGTGCGGCGTCAGCGCCACACGCCAGCGCTTGCGCATCTTGCCGGAATGATCCGAGGCATCGGGATCGGGCACCTCGTCGCACACAAACCTGATCGTGCCATTCTGTACGTTGAATGCCAGCGCGTCGGCGTCGAGGCTATCAACCGTCACGGTGCGGTAGGGCAAGGCCTGATCGAGCATGCCGCGAATCTTGCCGGCGTTGCCGCTCGACACCGAGTATTTGCGCCGGGCAATCTGCCGGCCCTTCAACGCGGCTTGAGCCTCGGCGCCGGCATCGACGATGCGCGAGAGCATTTGCCATTGCTGATCCTTGCGCGCGTCAACCTGGCCCTTGGCCTTCTCGATCGCGCCCATCGCATCGCGCGCCTGGCCCGCCGCGTCGATCGCCGCCTGCTCTTTCGGCGTCGCGGCCATCACGTCGGCCTCAAGCACGATGCGGGCGGCCGTGCGGTGCGCGAGACGTGTTGCCATCTCATTGCCGCCCTCGCGTTCCCAATGCGTCCCCGCCCACGCGTGCCAGCCGAGATTGCGCACTTGGAGAAGGTCCGCGCCGAAATGGTGCAACAGCCGTTGCCCATTGCCGGTATCGTTCTGCGGCTCGTGCGAGCACGTGAGCAGCACCTCGCGCGAGATTTCATCGGCATCGGCGGGCCGCTCATCATCGGCCGGATCGACATCATCCTCGCCCTGCCCCCCGTAGGGGGCTCCCCCTTCGGCGGGGTGCGGGGCGTAGTCGGTGAAACCGGATGTGTCGGAATCGGGCTCGCCGTCGCCTTCAATGATCGCGAGAATACGCTCGTGCGGCGGGATGTCGTCATCGTGATCAGTCATTGCTCTTGCCTTGAATCATGTCGTCATAGTCGAGCCCGGCGGGCGCGAAGCGGGCGCGGATGATCCGGCCCTCGCGCTCATTGCGGCGCGTCGCCCGCTCAAGCGCGTTGCGCGTGAGGAACGGTTCGGAGTCGCCGTCACCGAGCAACACAAGCTCGGTGACGCTATCTGGCACCGGCATCGCCGGCGATGTGAGATCGGGATCGGGGCCGGGCACGCGACGGGCGCGGCCCTTGTCCGTCTTGAGTGTCGGGTGAGAGAGTTGCGAGGCGGCCTTGCCGGCGAGGTTTCCGAGATCGCCAGCGGCGCGAAACGCGACGCCGTACAAATCCCGCCCGCCACGTCGCAACGCCTCGTGCACCGCGCCAACGGTCTCAATGCCCTCGCCTGCAAACATCCGCAACGGCTCGCCCTGGCCGCCGAGATCGAGGTAACAACCGGCCTTGGTGCCGCGCATCTTTTTCGACGGCAACACCTCGCCCGTGTGCGGGTGATGCACGCTCGCCTTGCCCTTGGGGCCGAGCGGATCGAGCCACGTGATATGCAGCCCACGAAACGTGCCCGCGCCGTCACGGAACGCCGCGAGCATCGCCGGCCCGCGATGCACGAGCAGAGGCTCATTCTCGCGGCCATCGGCGAACAGCGGCATATCCGGGTGATACTTCAACCGTGCATTGGCCGGCAGCGACACGCCGCGCACATCGACGAGATATTGCTCGACGGGCGAGCCGATCCAATGCCGCGCGATCGGCGATCCTTCCGGCCCCGCCCAGAAATGATAGAGCCGTTTGCGCTCGCGCTCGCGCATCTTGTCGGCGTAGAGATCGCGGTTGCGGCCCTCGGACCAACCGGCACACCACGCCACACGCAACGCGTCGGTCGCGTTGTACGGCGCCGGCACCTCGCCCATCACACCGCCGTCGTGATAAGCCCGCAAACCCGCGCGCCTGGCCGTGACCGGCGTCGCCACCTCGTCGTCGGCGCCAACGCCGCCGAGTTGATCGACAGCCTCGCGAAAGCCGACTCCGTCGCGCTTACAGATCAGCTTGATAACGTCGCCGCCGTCCTGACAATTGCCGCACACCCATTTGTCGGCATTGCACTCAAACCGGCCGGCCGTCTTGGATTGCAGTTTTTCCGAGCAGATTGGGCAAGGCCCGACATAGCCCAATTTGCCGCCCTTGCGCAGCCGCACGGCAACCTTGCCGCCTGCGGCCACCACATAGACCGGGTTGCGCTGTTTCAGCGCGTCGAGTGCCTGATCGGAGATCATCTATTCATACCGGATTTCGTCGGCGTCATCGCCGCCGCGCTCGGCCTGATCGAGGCGGCGCAGTATCGCGAGAATTTCGGAGCTTCCGCGCATGCGCTCGATCGCGCGCCACGCGCCGGCGAACGCCGCCGCCTCGCGCAAATGCGTGCGGATCGCCCGTTGCAGCGTGTCGCGCTCGACCGGCGTCAGCTTCTCATTGGCGAGATCGTGCGCGAGTGCGCCCGCCCATGACTCGTGTCGCTGCTGCTCGTTTTCGAGTACGGTCAACATCGCACCCCACGAGACACGCTCGGGGGGTGCCCCCTCGGCCGGGGGTGCGGGGTTGGCGGAATTTGTATCGTACGAAACAACGCTCATAGGCGCGGCCCCTTGGTGCATTGCTGCACTTGATAGGTTGCGAGCGTGCGGGCGAGCGCCGCCGGCGCCTCGCCGACGTGCCGCTCGATCAGCACGCCGGCGAGGATGCCGGCGAGCAATGCGATCCCCGTTGCGTGCCTCACGAGGCCCGCCGCGTCGAGATCAGTTTCGCGGCCTCGCACCACTCTTTGACCTTGTGCAGGATCGCGCGCCGGCCCGCCTCGGGATCACGCGCCGGCTTAGGCGTTTGCGTCATGCCCGGCAGATAGACGGCCCAAAAATAGCCCTTGCTCGTCGAGTCATGGGTGACGGTGCCGACGACGACGACACCGAGCCGCGCCTCGATCACGTGCGAGCGCTCGACGAATTCGAGCCGCACCGGCTCAAGGCCGGTTGCCTGGCCCTCGGCCCTGCCCGAGCGACGCACGTCGCCCGGCTTGGATGCGTAGCCGGCGCGCTTTGCCGGCCTCACCTCGACAACGAATGATTGCCCCCGGTTGCTCATTTGCGATCAACCCGCGTAGGCGCCAAAGAGACCGACGATCAGCCGCTCGGCCTCGTCGAGCGACGACAGCCTCCAATTCGGCTGCACGAGCGTGAACGGATGAAACTTCATCAAAGGATCGTCCGTCACGATCGCGAGCGGCTTTTGCAGCGCGTACGCCCACGAGATTTCGCCGATGGTGCCGACGGACCGCTGCACGCCCTTGCGCGCGATGCGCTGAAGCGTCACGACATCGCGGCGGATCGCGGCGGCGTCGTCATCGAGCGGCCCGAACATGGACTCGGCGAGCGTGGTAAGATGCTCCATGCGATCGAGAACGCCGGACATCTCAGACACCTCGGGCGGCGTCGGCATGTAAGCGAGCGTGAGATCGCACGCGCGGAGATCGAGGAAGTTTTTTCCGAGAATGGCCTCGGGAGTGCCGAAGCACGGATCGGCATAGGCGACATCATAACGCTCGCCAACCATCGGCTCACACCGCAGCGGAGAAATTCCGACAATGCCGTGCGGCGCAAGGCGCGCCGTCATGTCGCGACGCCAGTCATTTGCCTCGGCGCCGGTCGCGCCAAAGATCGGGCCAGCAAGATAGATTTTCGGTTTGGTCAAGTTAACCCCCAATGATGCGATCGACGAGCGCGATTGCGATCTCGATCCGTGGAATGACGACGAACACGAACACGGTGACGCCGGCGGCAAACACGCCAAGGGCGAGCACCTCGTAACGATCGATGCTCATTGCTCGATCGCCTCCATTGCGACGAGCGACCACGGCAACGCGCCGACTTTCGCCCATGTCAGCAACCACACGCCGGCGCACGTGGCCGAGCCGGCGAGGTTGCGAACCTCTTGCCTGATGATCATGAACCGGCCTCATCAGCGAGGACGCGGCAACCCGTTCGGCACAGATACGGCGAGCCGCACGAGATCACAGGGCAATCGTGCGGCGCCGGCGTCGGCTTGACGTGCTCGATCGCCTTGTCGGGATCGGCGGCTCGCCAATCCGGCCAATTGCGGAACTCGTTATTGAGTTGCTTGAGCGCCAGCGTCTCGACGACACTCGCCGGCACATGGTCGCGATGCATGCCCATCGCCTCGGCACATCGCCACGCGCCATCGAGCGCGAGCAACACAACGTCGATCCATTCCTCAAGATCGTACGGCTTGCGCTCGATCTCGATCAACTCTTTGCGGATATGATCGATGACACCCTTTGTGCGCGCGCCTGGCCCGAACGCCGCGCGCGAGAACGCGCGTTGCCGGTATAGATGCGTATTGAGATCGTACACGCCGCTCACCTCTCAAAGCCCCGCGAACAGGGTGCCGGCCTCGAATGAGGCGGCCTCGCCCTTAGCCTTGATCAACATCCGCTTGCGCTCGTCGGGGCCGGCGAAGGCCGAGCGCATGCGGTTTGCGATGTCGTCTTGAAACTGCGGATCGATCTCGATCAGCACGGCACGGCGGCCTTCCGCGAACGCCGCCTCGCCGGTCGCGCCAGATCCCGCGAAGCAATCGAGCACGGTGTCGCCGGGCCGGGTTGCGAGCCGCACGAGGTAGCGCATCAGCGCCAGCGGTTTGACGGTCGGGTGGCCCGAGCCGGCGCGATCGGCCTCGTCGGCCTTTGGATGCCAGAAGAAACGCGCGATCGGCTTGCCGCCGGCGTCGCGCGGAAAGTGCTCAAGCACCTCGGCCGAGCCATCGTGCAGCACATTCGAGGGGAAGCTCGATCCGGTCTCGTGCTGCACGCGACACCCGGTCACGTCGAGCGAGCCGGCGCCGTGCGCCAAAAGGTTTTCGGTGATCGTGCCGTCGAGCGGCTTGCGCGCCAGCATGATGAATTCGGCGGCCGGCTTGAGCGTGATGTCGCGCTCGCCGTAGAAGGCCGCTGTATGCGTCACCGGGCCGCGCTCGATCTCGTCGGCGTCGAGGTAGTCACCGAGCAAGGCGCGGTCGATAAACTTCCCCAGCGGCTTGCCATGCGGGAAGCCGGTGCCATAGAGCCATGACAGCACGTCGCGCGTTTCAAAGCCGGCGGCCTCGGCAGCGACTTGCATGTGCGCGTAGGCTTTCGGGTAATTGAAGGCGAGCAGATAGCCGCCCGGCTTGAGCACGCGATAGACGGCGGCCCATGTCTTGGGACGGTTGCAGATATCGCCGAACACGGCGCCCTTGCCATGCGCCGCGCCCTTGGCGCCGCGCGCGAACATCTCGCCTTTCGCCCTGGCCGACTTCGCCGAACCAAAGCGCTTTTCCATCTCGGGCAGATAATACGGCCCGTCGGTCACGCACGCGTCGAGCGATCCGGCCGGCAGCGTGCGCAGCACCTTGAGCATGTCGCCCCGGTGCAGCGTCACGCGGCCATCGCAAAAGGTGTCGGGCTTCATCATGCGCGGCCCGCGAGGATGTCGAGCACGAGCGCGGCGAACGCCGGCGACATGCCGATGGTGCCGAGCGGCCCGCGCGCGATGCGAAACTCGCCGCACGCGGCCGCGATCACCTCGCCGGCGAGCACCTTGCGCAATGTCTCGGCGGCATCCCGCTTAAACGCGTCAAGTGTGGGATTGCTCACGATGCGCCCCTCAAAACGGAATGTCGTCGTCGAGCTTGCCCGACGAGATGTTGCCGCTATTGCGCGGCGCGATGCCGCCGCCGCGATCCGAGCCGCCCGCCGTCGGCTCGCGGCTGAAATCGTGGCCGCTGCCATCGTTCGCCGGCGGCCCGCCCTCGCGCCGGCCGTCGAGCATCGTCAATGTGCTGTTGAAGCCGGAGAGCTCGATCTCGGTCGTGTAGCGCTCGGCGCCTGACTGATCGGTCCATTTGCGGGTTGCGAGCTTGCCCTCGACGTAAACCTTGGCTCCCTTTTTGAGGTACTGCTCGGCGATCTTGGCAAGCGCCTCATTGAACACGACGACGCGGTGCCACTCGGTTTTCTCTTTGCGCTCGCCGGTGTTTTTGTCGCGCCATGTTTCCGAGGTGGCGATCGAGAGTTGCGCGATCGGCCGGCCGTCTTGCGTGTGCCTGACATCCGGGTCTTTGCCGAGATTGCCGACGATGATCACCTTGTTGACGCTACCAGCCACGTTAGTCCCTCATATGGTTTGAGTTGAGATCGGCATCGATCGCCGCTTTCAACGCGTCGGCGGCCTTGCGCACCTCGTCTTGCGCGGCCTGGATCAGCCGCGATCCGTAGCGCTGCAAATCCGCGCGAATCATCGGCGCAAGGCAGTCGATAAATTCACTCGGCGGCGCCTGCGTGCCCGCCCCGCCCAGGATCGTGATTTTCAAGCCGGCAAGCCGATCGGTGACAGGCCCCTCGCCGAGGTAGCGTTGCAGCGCTTCAAGGCGCGACATCGCGTTGTCATAGTCACGCATCGGAAGATTCATGCCGGCACGCCACGGCTTGGCACGCGCGCCAAACCCGCAAGGGAAGCGACGGCGTCGCGCATGCGGCACATCGTCATCAGCATCGCGTGCGGCGGCGTCGGCATGCCCTTGAGATCAAACCGCAACCACGCCTCAGGCACGCAATGCGCGGCGGGACGATCGACATGATGTTTGCGCATCGCGGCGAGCAGCGCATCGCATTCGGTTTTGCAAACGCGGTTGTGCTGGCCGATCGGCGTCTCGTCGGCATCGAAGCCGAGCGCGTCGTCGCCCGCGTCGAGCGCCACCTCGGCCGCCGGCGCGGGATCGGGCTGGCAGAATTTTGCGAAAAACGGACGCGGCGCGTTGGCGAGCCGGCCGGCGGCCTTCTCGTCGCGCCAGAACCGTTCGAGCATCTTCTCGCCGACAGCGTTCGCGCGCGCGATCTCGCGCAATGTCAACGGTCCGAAATAGGCGTGTCGCAGCTTGATCCGCTTGGCTTCGCGCATCGATTAGCCCCCAAATGTTGAATGATGTCGAATGACGGCGGGCGCTTACTGCCCGCCGCCGTCGTCGAGCGCGCCGACCCATGCGTGCGCCGCGCGTGACGCGCGAGCGCGACCGGCGCCGCGCGGGTTGCGCACGCCGTCGATCGCGCAATCGCAGAAGGATCGCCGCCCGGTGCAGATGCACCGCAGCGGCATCACGACACGCGGCGGCTCGATCATGTCGAGCACGTCCGCCCACGGCCGCCGGCGCATCCATTGGATCAGCGCACAGGACCCCCCAGCCGCGATCAACATCGCGCCGACGGCCATAAGAACGATTGCGACATCGCGGATCACGCGGACACCCGCAATTGACCGTTCGCGATTTGACGCCGACGCCGCGCACATTCGCGCGCACCGTTCGGCGTGTAGAGGCGGGAGATGCGCCGCGCGCGAGGTGCGGAGCGCCCGAACGTCGGGAGAGCCGGGAACGGCGAGCGAGCGAGGCGCGGCACCGGCCGCAACAGCCCGAGCAGCGCGGCAATCATGCCGAACGAGAAACGGTTGATCAGGCTCAACATGCGCGGGCCTCGTCGAGGTGATCGCGCGCCGGCGCCTCGATCCGCGCGTGCGGAGCGATGTCGGCCGGGTTGCGGATGATGCGGGTGGTGATGAACGGCGAACGGCAAGCCGGGCACTGGCACGGCATGGCGTCGCTTTGGCCGTCGTGAATGACGGTTCGGCGATGCTCGGGCATGATTCCCCCATGCGTCGCCAAGCCCCCGCCCGGCGCCGCTATCCCCCAATCGGAATTGTCAAGTAGGCTAGGCGCGGAACCGGGATGCACGTCCCGCGTTTCCATAACTAGCGTGATTCGCTAGTTTCTCGTCAAGTAACCCTGACCGGGATTGCTAGTTTCAATGCCATTCGTTTGTGAGTAGGGTCCTGATATGCCTAATGAAATTATTTTTGTGAGGAGAGAGCTTTTGCGTCAGCCGCGAGCCAGTCGCCCGAGGCCAAACCGGATTTTCGAATTAACGAAGGCGCGCAAATGGACTTATCCCGAGGTTGCGCGTCGCGTCAGCGAGCTTGCCAAGGGCCGAGGCGACACCGAGCGCGCCAACACCCACACCATTACAATCAATCGATTAGCAACGGGATCAGCGACATTGACTCAAGAATGGATGACGACGCTCGGCGAAGTGTTCGGCGTGCCACCCACCGAAATAATTAGTGCTCCGATCGCCGAAAATCTTAGACGTGTGGCCGTTGTATGTGCTCTAGCTGGCGGCACTTGGCGCAAACAATGGCAACTGCCGGAAAAAGAGCAGTACGAAATCATGATCCCAAACGAGGCGGCCTTCACTGGAATGTCCCTTTATGCCGGGGAAATACGGGGTGACGATGTTAATCGCCGATATCCGCGCGGCGCGATCGTCGTCATCTCGACTTACAAGCCGGGCGAGATCAACCAACCCGGCGAATTGAAAGAGGCGCGGCGTTATCACGTGCGCGTCGCACGCGCCGACGGCATGATCGAGGACTCGATCAAGTGCCTCACGCTCGGCCCCGAGGGCCAACTTTGGTTCAAGCCCGAGAGCGATCACCCGGAACATCAGGAATGGACGCCGATCATGGGCAAACCTGGCCTGCTCGTCGAGATCGTCGGCCGGGTGCGCGGCGTGTTCCTCAAAGAGGATTAGTTCCGGCTCGCTGACATGAGCCTGACGATCCACAAGCCCGCGTTGACCACGCGGGCTTTTTTCGTTCGCGCAACCCGTAAATTTCCCAACCGTAGTTTGACGGTGGTGTGATTTTTCTGAGGCTAAGCTAAGAAAACTAGCGCAGACGGCTTGTTAACCCTCGCGAATCATACTAGCGACATCCGCTAGTTTTTGTTGGGGTTTCCGATGCGCCTCGCCGACCTGTCCACATCCCTCCCGACGCTCGCACGCGGCGAGCCCGGTTGCCCCGATCTCAACCGCCTCACCATCGGCACCCGTCGCGCGCTGCTATCGGCCGCCGGCGGATCATTGCGGCGCGGCGGCATGGGGTGGTTTGGCCCCGACAAAACCGAACGCTTTCCCCGCGTCACCGTGCAAGCGCTGATCAATCGCGGCCTGCTGTTCATGGTGCATCACCACGTCGCCCGGCTCAACAAGCGCGGCCTTTGGTGCGCCCGCACGCTCTGCACCGAGATCGCGGGCTTGTCCTATTGCGTCGAGATCAACGGCGTTTCGAATGTCATCATGGGGAGGAACGGGGTTTGAAGACGATCAGCATCGGCAAGCATAAGCTACGGCGCGGCGGCGGGTCCGGCCGCGCCAACTTCACTAATTGCAGCGAGGCCTTTGCCTCCTATGGCAAAGAAACCGGCTACCGCGTCGCCGGATTTGATCGTGACGGCCGCCTCTGGTCGATCTCGATCGACGAGCGACTCGTCGCCGATCTCGCCAAGATGCACGCGAGCCGGGAGGGCCAGAAGTGATTCCCCTCTCTTTCAACATCCCCGAATGGGTTGCATATCGCGATGCAGCGCTCGCACTGAACGATGTCGAGCGCGAGATCGCATCGCGCACAAACTCCAAGCACGCGATCGAGCGCAAGATCATGCCGAGCCTGATCGCCAAGCGCGAGCGGCTGGCCGCCGTGGTGGCGCCGCTGAAAGCCGCCGCCGACGCCGCCGAGCGAACGGCCCTGGAACGGATGACGGCGCCCATCGTTAGCGTCCAGTCGCGTTCTACTCGCCCCGACCTTTGGTGCGAAGCGGACGGCCTCGGCATCCCGGCGTTTTTGCGCCGACAGGGAGGTTAGGGCCGTGGTGTTCGTTTCGCAAACACTGATCATCCGCGACGCCGATCACAACATCATCGACACCATCGAGATCGGCGAGCCGGCCGTGATCACGCGCGGCGACATCCGCGCGATCAGGCGCGTGCACAAGGCCGCCGAGGTGATCGAGAGCATCACCACGATCGAGAGGCGCCCGCAATGATGCACGCGCGCCACTTCTATCATCAACCGCCGACCAACGTCACCGCACGCGCGGCCCATCTGGTCGAGCGCATCAAGATCGAGGCGCGATGGCATCTCGCCGGCGGCGAGCCCGTCGAGGCCGAGGACGCCGACGCGCGGCATCACTTCGTTAGCCTTTGGCCGCTGATCCGCAACCGGCGCCTGCCGGCGGGCGACATCGCTGCGAATTTCTATGACATCGCCCGAGATCAAGGCGCGTTGCTTGCCGGCCTGATCATCGCACGGCGCAACCGCACGAGCACATCATGACTGACATCATTTTTCTGCCCGACGCCTTGATGGCCCGCGACGCATTCGAGCAACTGCCGACGCTCGTCGCCGACGGCGTCAGCGTGGCAACGATGGCGAAGCAAAAAGGCGGCGAGCTTTGTCGGGCCACGATCGAACGCGAGGGCCGCCACGAATGGCACGCGCTCGCCTGGCTTTCCATCAACGGCACCGAACGCGTCACGGCCGCGCGTGTGAAATTCGGCCGCTACCAGCACGAGGACTAGGGGAAGTGATCTTGACCATCATCAAACGCCTCACCATCGGCCGGCGCGAGGCCGCCGCACGCGACGAGCAATGCGGCCTGATCCTCAACGCGCTCGACATTTTGCGCATTCAGCGCCGCGTTGCGCTCGCGGCGTTCGGCATCCACGATCCGCACATCGCCGAACTCGACGCCGAGCGCGACGGGTTGATGTCGCAAGCGCGCGATCTCGGGGCGGCGTGGGCATGAGCGCGATCCGCATCGCGCAATTGCGCGCCGACTATGACGCCGTTCACGCCGAGGCGATCAAGCGCATCACCGCCACGGCCTCGCGCAACGGCGTCGTGCACCTCGACGATTTGCAGCGCCGCGAGAACGAGATCGACCGCGAATTGCGCTCGCTCGGATCGAGCCTTTCGGCCGTGAGCCGGTAGACGACGCCGCCGGCGGGTACGCCCGCCGGCGCTCTTGGGGTTAACGGGGATCGGGGCCAATGAGCCTGAAATATTACACTTTGGACGAGGCGGCGGCGATTTTCCGTGTTTCCAAGCGCACATTCGCCGGATATGTGGCCGAGCACCCCTTTTATAGAGAGCTTGGCCGTGCAAAACTCTTTACCGATCAGGACCTTGCACAATTGGACGCGGCGCTAAAATGTCCCTCAAAATCTACCAACGGCCAGACTCCGAAAACTGGTACTTGCGCGGCACCCTCCGAGGCGTCAGCGTACGCGAGAGTTGCGGCACTGATGACGAAAAAATTGCCAAAGAAATCCGGGCGAAGCGGGAATGGGAAATCCTGCAACGTAGTGTCTATGGCATCAAAGCGTCGGGCACGTTCATCGGCGCCGTCGCAATCTACCTAGAGAACGACGGCGACGCGCGATTCCTGCAACCGCTGATCGACCATTTCGGATCGACCGCGCTCGCCAAGATCGACCAAGCCGGCGCCGACACCGCCGCGCTCGCGATCTATCCCGGCCTCGCGCCGGCCACGATCAATCGCCAGCTCTACACACCGTTGTCAGCCGTCATCAACATGGCGGCGAGCAAAGACTATTGCGCGCCAGTCAAGTTCAAGCGCCCGAAACTGCCAAAGGGCCGCGTGCGCTGGATCACCCACGCCGAGGCGTTTTGTCTGATCGAGGCATGCGCGCCGCATCTCAAACCGCTCGTCGCCTTCCTGTTCTACACCGGCGCCCGCATCGGCGAGGCGTTGTGGCTCGATTGGCGCAACATCGATTTGCAGCGCGGCCAAGTGCAATTCCTCGACACCAAGAACGGCCGCGACCGTGGCGTGCCGCTGCACCCCGATCTCGTCGCGATCCTCGCCAACCTTCCGCATCGCGACGGTTGCGTGTTCCGCAAGCAAGGCCGCCTGATCAAGCCGACGGGCTTCACGCCGCGCAATTCCAACAGCGGCGAGCCGATCGTGCCAGAATATCACCTCGGCGAGCCCTATGCGCCGCTCGATGCCGACGATCCGCGCGACGTGTCGGCGGGATCGCGGATCAAGAAGGGTTTTAAGGCGGCGGTGTCGCGCGCCGGGATCACAAACTTTCATCCGCACGATTGCCGCCACACATGGGCAACCTGGCACTACCAGGAAAACCGCGATCTCAACATGCTCATGCACCTCGGCGGCTGGTCGAGCCTCTCGATGGTGTTGCGCTATGCGCACGTCAACGTCGCGCACGCCGCGCCGTCGATCAACAGCATGCCCTCGATCGCGCCCACGGCCGCGCCTGGCCCGGCCAAGGGCAAGGCAGCGAGCAAAGCAAAGGTTGTCGCGAAGTCGCGCAAGCGAGGTGCAGCGTGAGGGCCGTCGGCGGGATCGCCGGCGCGCTGTTCGCGTGGGTGACGGTGTGGAGCGCGTGGCGATTCCTGATCGCGCGCGATCCGCTTGCAGAAGTGTCCGCCGGCGTGTGGTGGCTTGGCGGAATGGTGTTCTGCGCCGCGCTGTTTGCGGTCGCGGCGATCGGCGCGCGTCGCGCCAAGTCTCAATGAGCGGAGGGCCGGCGGCGGTGACTATGCCGGTACAGCCAGAACGTCAGACACAGCGGGAGCAGCACGAGGACCGCGAGCACGATCATGCACAGCCATTCGAGCGCGCGCTTCACCGCCGATAGTCCGGTTTCCACGGCGGCGGGCTTCCCCATGTCCATTCGAGCACAAGGACCGGAAAGCCTCGTGCGGTAAACAGCACACCGTAAGTTAGCTGCCACGTCCACATCCACTGAAATCGCGGATCGAGCCCGAGATCGCCGCTCATGACCCACAGGAAGGCAGCGAACAGGACGACGAGCACGGCGACGATGATCAGGGCTGTAATCATGCCTCATTCCATACACCACACCACCAAGAAGGGGAAGCTATGACGGAACGCGAATTGACACCGATCGAGCGGGAGGCCGCCGCGATCCTTGAGGCCGACATCCGCGCGCGGCTCGGCGACGGGCCGGTGACGGCGAGCGCGCTCAAGGCCGCGCTGGTCGAAAGCGTCGAGAGCTTGGCGGCGCCGCTCGACACAAGCGAGATCATCATCGAGCGCGATCCGCACGACCCGCGCCGGGTTAACTTTTTCGTGCCGCTCGGCTGGTTCGCCGCCGGCCTGATCCAGCGGAGGGCCGAGCCATGACGCGGTTTCGCGAAATGATGGCGTGCACATGCGGCGACGAGCGCGAAGTCGAGAAGGCGCCGGCTTACGGCTATGTGTGGCTGTGCCCCGCTTGCAACCTTGTGTCGGTGAAAGTCTATCCGATCGGCGGCGGACGCGCATGGGTGATCATGACACCCGAGCAAATCCGCTTTCACGACCTAACCGGCGAGCGCCGCCGCGAGGATGATCCCGCCCATTGCCTCGGCGCCCAAAATCCGCCCACGACAACCGCCCAAGACGGTAAAGATTAAGTAAATCAACACGGTAGCCGAGGGGGTGAATTACCTTCACACGGGAGAGGTCGCAGGTTCGATCCCTGCTGCGCCCACCACCAAAACCCCTTGTTTTATAGGGTTTCCCGTCAAAACCCCCTCGGTTCCAATGTACCTTTCGAGACGCTTTTGAGCGTCAAAACGCGAACAGATACGCCCAAAATCCGCCCAGTGCCGGGGAATACGTTCTCTAAGCGTTCACTCGTCGAGGTGGCAAACGACCGGGCACGCGACTAGCGGGTTACGCTAGTTTCGTTTGACAGACTAGCGCATCATGCACTATGTCTCGGAGCGAGGCGGGCGCGATCGTGCGCAGCCGAATTCGGAGCAAAGAGAAATGGCAAAGACCAATATCGCAAACGTCACCGTCGAGGCCGACGGTTTTCGCCCGGCCGTGCTTTGGACGATCGGCGACCGAAAGTTTCATGTGTGGCTGGAACTCGACGGCGTGCCCGAGGATATCGTGCACTCCAACCCGGTCACACCGACGCCCGGCGCCCGTCGCGACGAGCACCGCGCGCTCGATCGCACCAACAAGGCACAATCGGAGGTTTGGGCCGAAGTGTGGGCGATCGTCGCGCGCGACGACCTTCTCGCCAAGGCGCGGGCGGATCACGCCGCCGAGATCGCCCGCAAGCAACGGTGCACGGCGTTGCGTCAAGAGAGGTACGACATCGAGCAGGAATTGCTTTCCTTGTGGCGCACCGGGCGCGGCCGCGCCGACGGCGCCGAGGCACTATTCGAACGCTATGAGGCGGCACGCGCCGAACTCGCAAGCCTCGGCGGTGACGACAATGCCAGCTAACCGCACCGATGCGATCGTGTCGCTCGTTCTCGCTTTCGGGATCGCCTTCATCGTCGGCCGCGCCTTTTTCTCGGCCCTGCCGTTGCCTGTTTAAATCCACCGCGTCGGCCCTGGCGGCCGTCGCCTATGCGTTTAAAATCCAACGCCGGCGCCTGATAGCCCGGCACGCTCAACGAAAGGGAAATATGCGCCAATCTCAAGATACACCCGGCTTCGTCGAGGCCTTCCGCGTCGAGGCGCCGCTACCGGCGACGCCCTGGCTTGATTGCGACACCACGCCCGCGATCCACAGCCGGCGCGCGAAAGCGCGGCGGCCCGAGGCGTTCAAGGCCGAGGCGATGCGCCTGCTCGTCGAGCATGACGCCGAGGGCCAGATTGGCATCTATGCGAGCATGTTCGGCGGGCCGTTCTACGGCTACGCGATCCGCTACAAAGGGCAGGCACCCTTTTTCGAGGAACCGGCGCCCGATGCAACTTGAAACCCCGACCATGACACCCGCCGAGGCGCGATGGCATCTGTTGCGCCTCGGACTTTCGCAACAGGCCCTCGCCCGCGTGATCTGCGTCAACCCCTCGACGGTGCGACGCTGGCTCAAGCGCGACGGCACCGCGCTCGACATCCCGCGCGCGGTGCAAATCATGTTGCGGCTATTGACGCCGGCGCAAGCCCGCCGGCTGATCGAGGCCGACGAGGCCGCATAGGCCCACCCATCAGCGAGCCGACGTTGCGCCGGAGATCGTCCGGCGTTCCGTTGTTGTCGAGCACAAAATCACACATCCAAGGTTCAATAGTCAGGGAGGTGCGCGGCTCCCGATACTCCACCCGCTCACACGCATCGACCCAAATCGACAAGTCAAACGCGCCGGCGTTCCGCAGCGCATGAAACTCGCGCGCGTTGCGGTTGCCGACATAGAGATCATACTCGGCAAAGATCGCTCGGCCGAGCGTAGTGAGATCGGCCGCGTTAGATGCGGCGATAAGATTGAACCATGTCGCTCGCTCGCTAGCTCGATCGTCGTAGCACGCTTGCACCGACGAGTAGCGGCCCGGATGTGCCTTGCAAAAATGCGGAAAAACCACGCGCTCAGCCATGAACCAACTCGACGAGACGAAGGTCGCGCCGAAGTCATCTCGGAGGATTTCGGCGGCGGTGTCCTTGCCGTGGCGGCCATGGCCGACCACCATGATTCGAAACGGAAACTGCTTCATTCGTCGCCCTTGTCCTTTTTTGCACGGCGAGCGGCGGCCGTGAGCCGCCGATCAACCCGCGTTCTGAATTGCACCCGATCACCGGGCGCGACGTGATAGTCGGTGACGTGCACGAGATCGCAGCCACAGCACGCGTGAATGAAGCCGCGCTTGGCCGGCTCGATCCACTCGCCCTCATAGATTTGCAGATACGGTGACGAGCGCGGCTTGCTCGGCCGCGCTAGCTTTTTCGGCTTCCTCGCCTTTTTCGCCATGGCATCACCGCATGCTCGGCGGCGGGATGTTGCGGATCACGCGGCCGTGCGGCCCCCGCTTCTTGTGCAGCGTGATCAGTTGCAGCGATTGCGACGAGCGCCACGCGCCGCCGAAGGCGTGATTATCCTTGTCGGCGAGCGTCGAGAACGCCTCTACCTTGACATCACCGTGCGTATCGACCTTCTCATTGTGAATGTGCCCATACAGGAACCAATGATACGCCGTCTTGCCCCAGGCCTCGCGCTGGTCAACCGCCATCGCCATAGCCATACGCGAAGGCGGCGCCTTGTCGCCGTGCGCGCAGCCGATCAGCGTCGCGCCGAACTGCCGATAATAGATGTCCGACGGCAGCGCGATCGTCACGCGCCGGTTGCGCGAATAGAAACACGACAGCGCCAGCGCCAGCGCGAGCGACGCCTCGGGGTCATGGTTGCCGGGAATGGTGACGACCTCGACGTGATCGTGACGGCGCAAGCCGATCTCGATGATGTCGATGAACAGCCGAACACCGGCCCGTAGCACCTTGAAATGCCGCCCATCGACATCGAGTTGATGTTTCGACTTCGGCGTGACGTTGCGTTGATCGTTGGCGTGATACCAGTCGCCGAGATTGGCGATCAGTAACTCGCGCGCCTTCGGCGCCGCACAGAGAACCTCTTGCGAGGTGCCAAGCACGCGCTTGCGGGCGATGTTGAGATCGTAATCGGCGCCGGTTTGCTCACCCCACGACAGCATGCCGACGTGCGGATCGGCAATCGCCAGCACGTTGAGAAAGTCGCGATCGGTCGAGAGCGGCTTGCGGATCACGGGCGCGCGGCCGTTGTAATCCTTGAACTCGGCCTTGATGGCCTCGATCAATTCCGGCGCAGCGCTATCGCTTTTCGTCTTGATCCATTGGTGACGGATACGCCCGTCGCCATCGACGAACGCCGACACGCCCTTGAGCACTTGGCCAGCCGGCATCGCGAACGCCGGGCCGGACTCCTTGTGCTGCGTCACCCACTCCTTTTCGACGTTGCCCGACTTGTCGAGTTGCGCGCTCGATCGCTTCAACTCATAGCCGGGCAACACCGGCTTGAAGCCGAGCAAACCTTGCTCGGCGGCCCGCTTGAGGCTTTCGTGCATGGCGGTTTTGGAGATGCCGAGCGCGCGCGCGGCGGCCCGTTCCGAGCCGCGCTCTTTGTAAGCATCGGCCCGGCGCTTGAGATCATCATTCACTTGATTGTGCCCCTCGCCCGCTACTGTTTCGGCAGCGGGTGCAATTGCCCCTTGAGAAACGAAAGCTCACGCGCCGTCGCGTTCTCGGCGTCCCACAGCTTGACGATGCGGCCCTCGTTCTCGCGCCGCATGATCTCGATCGTCGCCTCGTTTTTGCCGAGGCCGTCTTTGATCGCGGTCACGAAAATTCCGCCGATGAACAACAGCACCGTGACGGCGATGCCGATCGGCTGCCATTGCGGCGTCGTCTTGGTGTCGAGCTTCTGCACCAACATCGCAAAGCCGCTATCGACCTTGTTTTCGAGGTTGCGGAAATCCGATCGCAATTCGCCGTGCCCGGCCTTGAGGTTGGCAACTTCTTGCGTCAACGCGCTCTGATCGAGCGCCATCACTTCGCACCCTGCTCGATCGCGTCGGCCTGATGCTCGACGCAAGCGCCGGCGACGGCGATGCGCTTGTTTGCCTTGCGCCATGCGCCTTTGTACCCCGCAGCGATGTCGCCCAAATCCTGACCCTCGGCGGCGCCGGGATCGGGCACTTTGTTGAAAAGCTTCACGCAATCGCGCGGCACGTGGCGCGGCACGCCCGGCACGGTCGGGCCGTCACTTGATGGAAAGCAACCGGCTAATGTCGTCGCGAGTAGCGCGACGGCAAGCAATTGCGGGAGTTTGCGCAACATAGTCATGCACCTTCTGATCGATGGAACGGGAATAGGTGAGATCGACGGACACGCCGGCGTCGGCCGTGCGCTTCATCTCGGCGCGCAACGCCGCCTCGCGAGCAGCCTCGGCCGTCACGCGCGCGGCGGTGTCTGCCTTCCAGGCGCCGCGCACCTCGCGCGCGCCGTGAATGTCGCCGCCGATCCACCCCGAGCCGTAGAGAAACAGCGCGAGCGCGATCACGCCGAGCGCGGTGCCGAGCGGCGATCGGAGGAAATCGAGCGTCGATTTCAGCGTCGAGGCCGCCGGCGCAAAGAACAGCGCCGCAACCCACCAACCGCCGCCGAGCGCGACCGGCACGCCCAGCGACAGCAATAGCGAAGCAATCATGGCTCACACCTCGTCTTTGAGCGGCCCGGCATGCGCGCCGCTGTTGTGATCGGCGACGCGATAGGCCTTGATCCGCGCGAACAGGACATAAGCCGCGACGCCCGAGGCGATCAGCACGAGGCCGACGATGATCGGCGCCGGGCCGGCGAGCAGCGGGTGCGCGAGATCGCAGAACGAATCCCAAATGCCCTTGGCCTGGTTCGCCTTGTCGATCCCGGCTTGCGCGGTGTCGAGAAGGCCGAACTTTTCGGCGACACTTCCGCCGGCGATCGTGGTGCCGGTGATGCCCTTGAGCCACGCGAACATCGAGCCGCCATCGGCCGCCTTGACGGTTTTCGATCCGGCCTCGGCGAGATCGGACGCCGTCGCCCGCTTGCGCTCGGCCGGCGGCTCGATCGGCTCGGCCGACTTCATCGCCTCGCGCGTCGCGTCGTCATATTTGCCGGTGACGGGCAAGCCCTCATGCGCCTGAAACTGCGACAGCGCGCCGATCGTCTTGACGCCCCATCGGCCATCGGGATTGCCCACGCCGGCATAGCCGAGCCCGCGCAACTTGCGTTGCAGCGCCTTGACATCGTCGGCCGGCATAGCCGGAACGGTCGCGACGGCGGCGCCGGCGCCGAGCTTGCGCACCCAACGCTTATAGGCGTCGGCGAGCCGCACATCGTAATTGTTGGCGGCATAGCCCTTGCCGTTATAGATCAGCGCGACATGCGCCCAATCGTGCCGGTTCAACGGCTCGATCAGATGCTTGTTTTTGATCTCGCGCACCATGCACTCGATCTGGCCGGCGAGGTTGCCGGTCATGTGATCGACCATGGCGCACGCCGAGCCGAACCCCAACTCGGCGTAAAGGAAGCCCATCGTTTGACCGATGCCCCACGACGCCGATTGATTGGCGATCTCGGCGTTGATGCCGCGCGCATTGGCGATCAGCGTGAGGCGCTTCGCGCTCGTGCCCTGATCCTTGTATTGCGTCTTTGGCGACCATTTCGGGATCGCGAGGCCCGCGCGCACGAACGCGGCTTGCAGCGCCTTGGAGAACTTCGCCGCGATGCTATAGGCCTTGTGCCGCTCATAAAGCAGCGCCGGCGTGCGGCCGTCCTGTTCAAACGCATTGCCGGCGGTTTCGACCTCGCCGAGCGCGAGCATCGCGGGCGGCTCGATCCCGTTCGCGTTCGCCGCAGCGACGAGCGCTTGAGTGAGAGTTTCCGAGAACATGATCAGACCTTTCGATAGGCGATGATGCCGCGCGTCGAGCGAACACGCTCGCGCACCGCATTGCCGTCATTGCCGGAGAGAAGGCGGATCAAACCGCCGCCGAGGTTTTCAGTGATGATGCCGACGTGATGCCGCCACACCGCGACGACGCCGGCGCCGGGCCCCGAGGCGGCCGAGCCGACATCGGCCCATGCCCGCGCCAGATTGAGCCGCGCATCGCCGACGCCGAGGCGAAGCCGCAGCCAGCACCCACACCATGGAATGCCGGCGCACGCTGCCGGCCGCCCCGATGCGACGTGATGGTGATGGTGGTGATGATGGTGCGGGCGCGCATGCGCCGGCGATGCCGCGAGCGCAAGCGCAAGCGACACCGCTGCGAGAAGTGATCGCATCGGGATCGTTCCTGTTCGTTTGGAGGAAAGCCGCCCTTAGCGGCGCACCACTACGCTGAGCCGCGCCGTGTATTGGATCGTCCCGCCAGCGCCTCCCGCCGTTGCGCCGAGATCAAACGTATGCAGCCCCTCGGGTAGCGCGGCGTGCGAGGCCGTTCCGGAGAACGTCATCTGAAAAAACGATTGCGAGGCTGGCGCCGAGATAATGGCATCTCCGAGCAGGACCGCCGCATCGTACATGATTTGCATGCCGTAGCCGCTGCCCGTTACGACAGTGTTATAATTGATGCCACTCGCCGTCGCCGTCACCGCCTCGCCGGCCCACATAAGCAAGCCTACAATCATGCCTTGCGATACGTTGACGCTCGACGTAGTGCTGCCAGTTTTTGCAGACTCAAGCGTGCGGCCATTGTCGTTGAACCATGACCGGACATACCGCTTCCCGATGGCATCGGCGAACGCCGGGCCGGCGTCGATATAGGCCATGCCGACGAGAGATCGCGTGTTGTCGCCGCTCTTGATCTCGACGCCCTTGTTGCCCGCCGTCGTCGAGGTGGCGTGGCCCGTGGTCGAGGCCTCGATCGAGGTGACGGCGCCGGCCGTCGCAACGGCATAGACATAATAGAGCGTCGAGACCGTCAACCCCGTCGGCGCCAGCGACACGCCGGCGTCGGGAACCGTGCAACTCACGCCGTTGATCGTGATGCGGTTACCCTGGTACGGCAACAGCACGAGATTTCCGGAGACGAGCTTTAACACGCATTGTCCGAACGCGAGGCCCGACGGCGTGATGTTCGTCAGCGCCGAGCCATCCACCGCCGGCATCTTGCCGCCGGAATCGAGTTGCGGAATGTTGTTCGCACCCGTGCCGACATTGAGCGCGGCGGCCGTGCCGAGCGTCGGCTTTCCCGTCAAGTCGGCATAAGCCCCCGTCGTCGCAACCGCCGCCAGCGCGAGGCCGAGGTTAGCCAGCGCTTGCGCCTTCTGGCCCGTCGTCAACGTCTGCGCCGCATCGAACCGCAGCCGCGCCGCAAGCGCGTTCGTGATCGTGGTGGCGAAACTCGGATCGTTGCCGAGCGCGGCCGCCAATTCGTTGAGCGTGTCGAGCGTCGCCGGCGACGACGCGACGAGATCGGCGCGCATCGCCTGCAACGCCGCCATGTTGGCGAGTTGCATCGTGTTGGCATTGAGCGGCGCCGTCGGCGCCGTCGGCGTGTTGACGAAGGCCGGCGAGTCGAGCGCCGCCACGCCCAGCGCCGAACGGAACGTCGGCGCATCGGCGAGCACGAGCAGCGCCCGCGCAAAATCCGACAGCGCGAATTGACCGGCGGTGCCGTCGGCCTTGATGTACGGCACCGTTCCCGGCGTCACCGCGAGATCGATGATCGCCGACAGAAAGTCGCCGATATCATGATCCTCGTTCCACCATGACGGCTGCACGCGGCCATCGTCGAGGCCGTCGTCGCGCGTCGCGAGTTTTGTGTGCTTGATCGGCATTGTTGCCCCTCGAAAGATGTGTCGGATCAGGCGCCGACGAAAGCCGCGTCGATCTCGGCCGGCGTCGTCATGGTGCCCGCAGCAATCGCGGCGGACGCCGAAGCCTCGGCCGAAAAGCACTTCTGCACGTGCACGGCGACCGCCGTTGCAAGCGCAATGATCTGCGTCGCATTCAGCGCGACAAAGCCGGAATCCGTCTTGAACTGGAGCGACGACGCCGGCGCCAACTGCACGAGGTTGTAAGCGCCATTGATCATCGCTTGGGACTGCCGGTCGGTCGAGATCGGCATCGCCTCGACGGTGATGCCGCCGGTCTCGACGGCGTAGCGCTTGAAGGTCGCATAGGCCGACAATTGCGCCTTGCTGTACTGATCGACAGCCGTTTGCGAGAACGTCGCGCCATCGAACAGCCACGCGGCGATCGTGGCGCCGGCCTGCGCCAGCACGTCCCAAAGATCAGCCTCGCTGGCAATCTGCGACGGCACACCGCCCGCAGCGCGCCACGCACCGAACGTCGCGTCGGACAATGCGACATAGGTGTTGCTGGCACTGGAATAAACCTGCGCCGTCGAGCCGCCGACGGCCCAATACCAATTGGTAGGATTGAACGTTTTCACAGGTATTGACCTCCCGTTGATGGCAGCCCAGCGCTCGTGCCGGGCAGATAGTTGACGCCCGACCCGTTGACGCTGATCACGCCATTGAGCGACACGACGTAGCGAATGCCGGACACGTTGCCGGCGCCGGTGATCGACGAATAGACCCCGGCGATGACGCCGAGCTGCGTCGCGATAAAGAATTCCGAAAACACGACGGGGTTGACAATCGTCAGCGCCGGCGGCGCGGACGTGTTGAGCACGATCGTCCCATTGAGATTCGCGTCAAGATGAACCTGCGCACTGCCGACGATCTTGATCGGACCCGAAATGACGACGGTCGCGCCGCTGCCGGACGCGACAACGTGCGCCAACGTCGCGGTACCGAAGTTGATCGCCCCGAGATTGACCGCGCCGCCGACGTAGAAGCCGCAGCCGGGATCGGCGCCCACAGCCACACCCGTCACCGTGAAGCCGGTCACGGTGTAGCCGCGCCCGATGCCCTGGAAAGCCGAGCCCGACGTGCCGTTGACGATGCAATTCGCAGGGTTGGCGACGTTGCCGATGATGATGACAGAGCCCTGGCCGTTGACCGGGTTGAGCCACACCGGGGCGTTATACGTTCCGTCAGCAACGTGAATGGTGACGTTGAATCCATTCATGTTGAATTTGGCGGTCACATCCAACGCATGTTGGATCGTTGCGAACGGCGCGCCGGCACTCAAGCCATCGTTTGCCGTGTCGCTGCCGGTCGAATTGTTGACGTAGTAGTCCCGCGACGCCGTCAACAGCGCGCCCGACAACCCGACCTTTTGCCAACGGGACCCATCCCAATTGAACGTTGCCACCTCGCCGGTGACCAAGTCGAGATTTTGCGTCGGCGAGCCGTCGGGGTGCACGATCGGCCCCGAGAAGCCGTTCGCCGTCAAGGTCGAGGCGCCCGTGACGGTGTGCGCCACCTTGACGCGCACCGTCATGCCCGACTTCAACTCGGGCGGCGTCGGCGACAGCGTGATCGACAACGCGTTGACCGATCCGGTATCCGCCGCATAAGACGGCTGGCCGCGCTGCAACAAATGCTGAATGGCCTTGATCAGCAAATTGTCGTCGAGGCCGTTCTCGGGCACGATCTTGATCGTCGGATCGGCCGCCGTGCCGCCATTGACACGCGCGACGGCACGCATCGCCGCCGCCACGCTATTGAGAAACGCGGCCTGAATGTCGGTACCGTCGTCGGCGGTCGCAGTGCTGCAATCTCGAAACCACGTATCGGCAGTCGGAAAACTGCGGGTGTCCGAGGGCCGGATCGCGACGGCGTTCGGCGCGTCGGCCGGACCAAGAAAATCACTCATTAGATTGCCTCATATTGGATTTGAATTTCCGCGTGCACGACGCGCGCGAGGATGCATTCGAGCGGGCCGAGATCGGGACCGCATGACAGGCGCCGGCCGGCCTTGAGACGCCCGGCCCTCGGCAACGTGCGCGAGGTGCCGGACCAAGACGGACTTGCGCCGAGATCGACATCGATTTGCAGGATCGCTGCCGAGCGACGACCAGGCATCGCGCGACCGGCTTTCGAACCGGCCGAGCCGACGCGCGTGCCGCATGCGCTGAATTTATCGACGCACGAGATCGACCAGCCGGCGCGGGCGGCCACCTCGGCGTAGTATTCGCAGCGCGTGCCGCCGATCGCCGCGACCTTTGTGCAGAGATCAGGGAACGGATCGCACGCATCCGGCAAGCCATACTCGGCCATCCAGATGTCGTGGGTCTCGACATGCGTCGCGCACCAGAATTCCCAACGCAACGCGCACAAGCGATCATTGAGAAACGAGAACACGCCCGCGACCGACTTCCAGAACCGCCGCAGGATCGAGCCTTTGCGGAATTCCGTTTGAAAGCCGTTGTCCTGATAGCCGCCGCCATCAAAGCCGACATCGTAGCCGACGGCCGGGCCGCCTTCATTGGATTGCCACGCCCGACCCTGCGGCAACAGCGCAAGCGCCGAGTTGAGAATTTCATCGCGCGTCGGGCACCGCAACGGCGCCGCGCGCGCGTTCGCGCATTGTGTCATCGCAGCACCTCACACAAAACTGACTGTTCCGAGCGTCGGCATCTCAGCCGTTACCAGCGGGATATCCGCCGCCGGCGCATCGATCGCGTGCCGAACTTCCCCGGTCGCGTTCGCAACCGCCTGCCAAATCCACGATCGCGAGAACGATGTCGGATAGGCCAGATAGGGCATGTTGCCGACATCAATGTCGCTGCCCGCGACACGCGCAAGCCGGCGAAATGCGTTCTGCAATTCGGTGACGACGATCGAGCGCTCGGCGGCCGTGTTCGGATGCAAGCCGCTGATCGTGACATCGACGGGGTGCGCGATCGGCGCCGCAACCGTCACCATCGCGCCGGCGGGCCGCACGGTCTCGATGTAGTCCTGTACGCGCGCCACGTCGGCCGGCAATGGGATGCCGTTGGCGTAGAGATCGAACATCAGCGGAAACACGCGCACCGTGCCGGGGCCGGCGAACAGCCGCTCGACAAACACGGTCGGTTGATCGAGAAACGACGACACGCCGGGAACGCTCGATGCCCACATCACATAGTCCGCCGCCGATCCGCCGTGTGGCGGATTGCGCTTGCGAAACAGGATGCGCGCCCGAAACGGCTCGTCCCCTTCCACGTCCTGGCCGCCGGTGATGCCCTGACCGCCATTCGCGGTCGAGACCGCCGCCGTCGGATCGCTGCCGACGACGCCGGAGATGATCTCAAGCGGCGTGCCGGCAATCGCCGTCGTCGCCTGGCCGTCGATCGCGGCCACCACCTCAACGTCAACCGTGCCGGCGCCGGTCATCGAGCCGCCGGCGGTCGCGATGTACTCGACGCCGTCGGCACGCCGCAGCACGGCGCCGACGGCAAGCGACATCGCCGCCACGTCGGTGATCGTGACAAGGCCGCTCGCCGGCGCCGCCGGGCGACGCGCAAGGCCCAATTCGGCGCCGTGCATGTCGAGGTTTTCGCTATCGGCCGTCAGCGCGAATTTCTGCCGCTGGATGTAATCGGCAAAGCCGAAAACCTCATGCGTCATGCCGCCGAGAACCTTTGCGGTCGGGTTGATGTTGTTCGGCCAAATCCAGGCATCCGAGCCCGGCAGATTGGTGCGGAATTGCGAGCGCGCGCGCTCGACCAAATCCCTGAGTGAAGGAATTGCAAACATTAGCGGGCCACCTGACTCCAAAGAACATCAAACTTTCGATCATAGATGCGCGCGCCGTCCCGGCCGTAGAGCGCGACAACAAGCTCGATCCGGCCGGCCGGCGCGTTCGCGGTCGCGGCGATCTCGATCCGTACGCAAACGCCCTGCGTGATCAGCGTCGCCAAGGCCTCGTTTGCGAATTGCTCGGCCCATGTTTCCGCCGGCACGCCGGCGATCGTCATCGGCGCGCGTTCGAGCAGCCACAACAGCGAGCCCAACTCGCCCTCGTCGAGATCGGCGCGCACGTCGATGCCGTCGCCGAAATAGCCGCGCACGTCACCGTCGGCGAGCCATGCGAGCGGATGCTCGGGATCGACGCGCTTGTCGGTGAACAGCGCGAGAATGACGGCGGTCTCTATCGCGGCTTTCGCGCGCAAGCCGCCGTGATTTTGCGCCTCGTCGGGATCGGCCATCGCCCAATCGGCGTAGCCGTTGGCGACATCCCACACCGAATCCCAAAGCACGTTACTATCGGCCGCACACCCTTCGGCGGCGCGGATCGTTACTTGTGCCATGATTTACACCGCAAAAACTTTTGTTGCACAGCCGGCGCCGCAGAGCGCGACGGGATCGCCGCCCTCGTCGCCCAAATCGACGCGATCGGATTTGATGACGACGTGCGGCGCCGTGTGGGTGATCTTGCCGCTTTCCAGCTTGATCGAGGCGTCGTCGTAGGTGACGGTCACGCTATCGCCGCCCTTGAGCACGATCGAGATATTGGTCTCGTCGTCATCCTCGGCGGCGCTGCTGCCCTGATCGCTCGACTCCTGCCCCTTGCCGATCTTGATGTTGATCAGCTTGGAATGCACCGCATCGAGATTGTCCTTAAACACGCGGATGATATCGCCGGTGTGATTGTAGATCACCGTGCCGCCTTCCGGCGTATCCTTCGGCCGGTGCTTCTTGTGCTCGAAGCCGAGCGCGAGCAGCCGATCGGAGCGGCCTCCGAGCGCGAGAAACTTGCCCTCGGACCCGCTCGGCGCGTGCGAGGAAAAGCCGTGCGGCTGCGCCCGATACACATCCTCGAATTCTTCCGACTTGAGGCCGGTCATCTTCTTGAGGATCTGTTGCGTGCCGCTATCGTCCGTCTTGAGCACGGTCGCGCGCCGCAGCGTCGCAACCATGCCCTCTTGCCCCTCGGGAAACCAAACCCACATCACTCATCCCCACCCGCATCACTCAACCAGGCGCCGCCGGCGCCGCCGCCCTTGCCGCCCTTGCCGCCGAGCGCGCGCGGATCGACCAGCGACAACACGCTCAACGATCCGCTTTCGCGATCCTGCGAGAACGTGACGCTTTCAATCGCCATGTCTTGGTGAACGTCCGCGAACGCGCTTTCGACGAACACAAGCCATCCCGGCTCCCACAGCGCGCCGCCATCGTCGCGGAAACCTTGCACCGTCACGTTGGCCTTGAGACTGTTGCCGGCCTCTCGATCGCGCCGCGTGCTCGCGCGTTTCTTGGCGCGATCCTTGTCGGTGTCGCCGTCGTGAATGACGATCACCGGGCGATAGCGGCCGATCTCGGCGTCGCGCGCCTTGGCCTCGATTTGCAACGCATCTTCGCCGTGCCCGTAGGGCTTTTGGCCGCGCACGATCACGTCGGAATGCCGGCCGCTAAAATTGTGATCGGCCTCGATCTCGATGATGTTGACGCCCTCGATCAAGCCGCCGGCGTGACGGCCCTTGCCGCCCGTGGTGATCTTGATCGAGCCGTCGGCCTGCCCCACAGGGAAAACCCCCTGCTCGCGGCACAGCTTCTCGACGCAACGGAATGCGGTCTCGCCCGGCGTGATGCGGTAGACCGGAACCTTTTTGAGTTGCTCGTCGGTGGAGATGCCGACGCCGAACTTGTCCAATTCGGCGCCGATCTCTTGCGGCGTCTTGTTTTTGAACTGGCCGGTATCGTGCACTGCGCTAGAGTCGATGAAGTCTTGCGACTTGCCACGCCCCGAGATCGCCGCCTCGGCGGTTTTGTGCTGGCCGAGTTTCGGTTGATAGCGATCGACGTAGCCGCGACAGGCAAGATCGCCATTGAACAGGATGTCGAGCGACGTGCCGGCCTTGAAGGTCCAGGCCGTCGCGGCGCCGCCGCGCTCGACGGCGGCCTCGATCTGGAACGAGCGCGCCGCCTCTTGGAATGAGGCGCGCACCATGACGCGCCGCCACGCCGACCACAGCCCGCCGCCAGCGGACACCGTGACGAATTCATCGCCCATTGCTTACCTCGAAAGCGCCTCGATCGTGCGCGGCATGAAGGATGGATGGCGCACGTCATTGCGCGCGACCAATTCGTCGGCCCGCAACGGGTCCGCGTAGAGCGTCCACGCTAGCGCCAGCGAGGGCATAATCCGCGCGCTTTCGACGATGATCACCGGCGCGAGCGTGTTGATTGTCTTGGTCAACCAGTCGATCACCTTGCCGCGCAACGCCTCGATCGCGACATAGAGATCGTGGTTGTCGGCGCCGGTGGTGTCGTAAAGCTCGGCCTCGAAATGCTCGGCCACCTCGCCGCGCGCGGTGACGCCGTCAGGACGCGCCTTGAAGGTCTGGCGCAACACCGCCTCGGCGTACGCGGTCAAGGCGGCGAGCCGCACCGCGCGCGCGGCGGCGGCCGTGTTGCTCGCCGCCGTCACGATCGGCGACGGATAGGATTGCACCGCGATCGGCGCCGGCGCCGGGAAGGCATCGGCCAATTCGAGCGAGGCGCGCACCGCGCTATCTGCGGGCAAGCCGTCGCCGAATTGCCGCACGATCGCGACGAGGCTCGCCATCGCCGCGCCGGCATCTGCGGCCGGCGCCGTGTTCGAGACCTGATCGGGAAGCGCCGCCAGAAAGCCGGCGACGCCGTCGCGCAACTTCGCGCTCACGGCCGGATCGACCGGGTAGGATTGCCGCAGCACATCGACCGCCGCCGCCGCGCTCGCCAGCGGCTCGACGGCCGCCGACACCACATAATCGGGCTGATCGAGCGTCACGATCGCGCGCGAGAACAGCGACGAGATCGTGCCGGCCAAGGTTTCGGCGGCCGTGAACGCGACGTTTTGCAACAGCGGGACCGAGATGAAGGCACTCGCCGCGCCGGCGCGTACGAATTTCAACTCGAACGCGACATAGCCCATCTGGTCGCGCTGCGTCGAGCGCTTGAAGGTTTCGCAATGAACCGTCACCGGGCCGAAATAGGGCACCACGAGCGTGCCGGGGCCATAGGAGGCCAGCGCCGATTTCAGCGCATTGGCGAGCGCGTCGGCGTTGTCGCCGTGCACATAGGCCACGCCGCCGTAGAAGCGCAGGGCCTCGCCCATATCCTCGATATAGGGCGGATCGCGATGCGGGAACACGTGTTTGACGTTGTCCCGGCCGCCCTCCTCGTCGTCGGATTCGAAGTAGAAGGGCACGCCCTTATAGGACGCGCGCCACAGCGTCTTGAGCCAGTCGCGGCACTCGGTGGAAGCCATCGCCGGGGAACCTCGCTTGTGTATCGTACGAAACAAAAACGGCCCCCAAGATGCTCTTGAGGGCCGCCTAAACAACGTGCCGGGCTATATCCGCCCGGCCTTGGATTTCATCGCATGGCGCGCAACGGCTGCGAAGGCGCGGGGCCTTCTAATGTCACTGCGGCGGCCCGGCTTCCGGCATCGATTTTCCGGTCGAGCCGGATGTTCCCGTTGCCGGCGCGCCCGTCGAGCGGAAGGCGTTGATGCCGTTCTGAATGCGCTGCTCGACTTGCGCCCAAAACCCATCGCCCGCCTGCACCTTGATCGTGGCGTCGAGCGTGGCGTTGCCGACAATCTCGGCCTTGACCGGCTCGCCCGAGCCGATGCCCGTCGCACGGCGGATGTCGTCGATCGTCCAATTGGCCGCGCCCTGGCCCTGATAGCGGCCCGAGGTAACGGCCGGATTATAGCCGAACTGGCCGAGGTCGGCATTGAGGCCCGCACGCTTGGCGTCCGTCTGCCCTTTGACGTAGGACTCGAAATCGGGATCGCCATAGATGCCGGCGGCCTTGTCCTTGTCGTCAAGCTCGCGCAACTGATCGAACCGATAACGCGGCCCGGCCTCATAACGCTTGAGCCGCGCAATGTCGTCATCATCGACGATGTCGCTCGCCAGTTGCGTGATCGCCAGCATCGGCGCCATGGCGGCAACCGTCTTGCTCAACGCAAACCCGGTGCCCTCCTTGCCCATCAACCCACTGATCGCCGAATGCGCACCATCATAGCTCATCGCACCCGTGAGCGCGGCGAGCCAGCCGCCGGCCGCCGCCGTGTGGCCCGGCTTTGACTTGGCGTGTTCGGCCGCCCAACTCAAGCCGCTTGCGAGCCAATTCATCCCCGCATTGGCGCCCGGCATCATCTGCTCGCCGGTGTTGCTCAAGAGGTTGTCGAATTGCGAGCCGATCGACTTCGCGATCACTTTCGGGTCGTTGGCTTGAAACTTGCCGGCGGCGTCCTTGCCGTCGGCATGCTCGACGAGGCGCCGATCCTTCTCGATGCGCGATTGCTGTGTCGCAAAAATCGTCATCATTTGCGCGGTCGTCGTTTGCGACGCCATCGCCGCAATCACCTCTTGGATTTTCGCCGGATCGGTCACGCCCTTCTCTGCTAGCTTCGGTAGCAACACCTTATTGACCCACGCATAAGGATCGGTCGCGCCTGGCTGCAAATACTCGCCGCCCACGACCCCGCCCGGCATCACGCCCTTAACGTTGCCGGTTGATGTCTTGATCACCTTGGCGGGATCGATCAAGCCATATTGCTGCAACTGCTCGACGGCCTTGTTCGACATCTTGCCGCCGACAAATTGCGTGTAGAAGCTCGACATGGCCTTACCGGCCGACGAGCCGCCCAACTCTTGCGCCAGCGTCGGCGCCGTCTTGAGCATGAAGTCATCGCTCAACGCGTTGGTTGCGGCGCGGCCGTATTTGAACATTTCATAGTAGTCGGTCGGCCGCAGCGTGTCGCCGAACACGTTGAGCGCCTTCGCCATGCCGTCGATATAGTGATTGAATTTGCCAAGGTCCTGAGTGACGCCCTTGATCTCCATACCCTTGGCGAGCTTGTCGAAATCCTCGTTTAGCTCGTCGGCCTTGTCGGGGTGCGCACCGAGCGCCACAACGCGCAACTGCGCCAGCGGCTCAAGAATGTGCGTCGCTTCCTCGAACGTGCCCACCATCGAGCGCACGTTGCGCGCGGTGTGCATGATCTCGGTTTGCGACAGCGACGGGTATTTTTTCGAGATGTTGCCGGCAAGCTCGCCGGCCTCTTTGATCTCGTCGGCCGTCATGCCCGACGCCGACATGCGCACCTTTTCGTGCTCGCGATCGGCCGAGACCTTGATCGCCTCGCGCGCGACCGCGCCGACGGCATGCGCGCCGCCATAGGCAGCGGCGGCGCCGGCGGCGATCCGCGCACCCTTGCCAAGCGTCGAGGTGGCCCGCTCCATCCGCGAGGCAGCGCGATCGGCGCCGGCGGCGAGGTTGAGTTGCTTTTGCACATCGCGGTTGAGCGCGCTCGCGGCGCGACTGATGCGCTGGATTTTCTGCGCAACGGCATCGAACGCACCGCCGGTTGCATCTTTGCCCTTGATGACGGCAAGGGCTTCAAGGATCGTTCCCATCACTTAACGCCTTTTCTTGTTCAACGTGATGGCCCGGCCGGCCCATCGGAATAATTCGGCCAACCCCGCCTTGTCGGCGATCTCGGGAGAGACGACGCGCTCGACCAAGACGAGGTAATCCCAAACCACCCCTACGGTGTCGCCGGAGAGTCCCGAAAAAAATCGAGAACGGCATCCTTCACCGCCATGGCATTGAGAATGCCCATATGCGTCATCGCGAGCAGCGGATCGGGCTCGACGATCATGCGCTCGGTATAGGCCTTGATCGCCGCGTCGTTGTCGACGAGCATCGCGCCGTCGCGAGATCGCACCCACGTTTGCGGGGCGCCCAATTCAAAGAAGTCGGGCGCCGACGGCTCTTGCAGAATGATCGCCGTCACCTTGCCGCCCTTGCCGTCATCGAACGGCTTTTTCAGCGGTACCGTTTTTCGTTCGCGTGCCATCCTGGCCCCCGTTAAACATCAAATCGAAAGTGGCCGGCGAGCACGAGGCCCGCCGGCAATGGTGTCGTTAGCTGTTGAGGGGCTGATATTGCGGCCCCTCGATCTTGACGCCGGTCACTTCGCCGGTACTCAGATTGAGTTTCGGCTCGCCGGTGAAGCGCGCGCCGGTGAAGATGTGCGTTCGGGCATTATCTTCCTCGACGATCGTCACGTCGATCTTGCACTTGCGCAGCTTGTCATCCCATTTGATGCCGCAGCCGTTGCGGAAGTTGAGATCGGCGCCGTACAATCTCGGCTTGGACGTATAGAACGCCGAGCCGTCGCCGTTGGCGCCGCCCGTGACCGTGATATTGGTCGGATCGAGCGTCACATCGCCGTCAGTCGGCGCCATGCGATCACCGTCAACGGTGATCGAGATGCGACCGCCGAAGCTATCGCAGCAATCGTTTGCCATGTTCTGTTTACCTCAAAGAGTGTTGGCGGGAGGCGCCCGGCCGGGACCGGACGCCGATTGAAGGCCGCGCTTAGACGACAGCCGAGTCGCCGGACGGCGACTGGTATTGCAGGAACGCCGTCACGTTGGCGGCGAACACGCGCAACTGATTGACGACATCGACCGGCAGATAGGCGTTGACGCGGTTGGCATCGTTGGGATCACGCTCAACGTTGACATACTGCGAGAACAAATCGCCCTTTTCGAGCACGCCGAGCGCGACGAGATCGTTGTACGCATGCACGAGCGTGTTGCGGATCGACTTCGGCGTCGCGATCTCGGCGAGGTTGAACGGATTGTCATCCGCGAGGGCCTGGCGCGAGTGGCGGTTGCTCACCAGCGTCTTGAAGTAGCGCACCGCGAACATAAGCTGAAACATCGTTTCAACATCGCGGAAGGTGCCATCGCCGACGCCGGCGGCGGTTTTCTGGTAGGTGGTGACGACGCGGTCGATCGCGACGATGCCGTCGGCGCGGACCTTGTAACCCGCGATGCCGTCGGCGTAGAGCGCCTGCCGATCGACGATGTCCCACCACACGCCACGATCACGCGGCGGCAACACGCCGTCGAGCGTCAGGGTTTGCAGCGGGCGCGAGACTTCCGGCGCGTCGCCGAGATGCGCGCTTGCCTTGCCGGCGAGCGCGGCGGTCCATTCCCATTCCGGCGTCGGCGAGCGCTGCGAGCCGAGCACGGTCACGTGCTGGTCGTTGCGGCCGTCGCCGAACGTCACGAGGCCCGACAGCGTGCCGAACTGCGTCGAGAAGTAATGACCGTAAAGCTGCTGGATCGGAGACCAGCGGCCGGCGGTGTCGTCGAGGAAGTCGCGCACGGCATTGAGCGACGCGGTGTCGCTATACGGGCCGGCGAGAAAGTCGAATTCTTCGTCGCCGAGGCTCGCGAACGGCGCGACGAGATCGGGCACGCCGCTACCGCCGGTCATCGCGACGACCGTCACATTGGCGGCCACCAGCAAATTCGACTCGTCAGTCGCAAAGGTGACTTCCTGCCCGTTGCCGAGCGCGCCGACGTGCCGCGCGGTCACGTTGACTTTCGATGCCGTGGTGCCATCCACGGCCGCGACAACCGGCAGATTGGCCGCGTTGATCGCCGCCGTGGCTGCAGTCGCAACCTGCGCCGACGTGTGCGCCGCGTTGACCTGAAACACGACGCGGCGGCCGAGCACCCACAGGATGGCGGCGCCGGTGACGCCGGGCGCGGTGAACGTGAGCGAGCCGGCGGCCTTGGCGCCGGCGGGATCGGCCAGCGGCAACGCCCAAAGCGGCTGGAACGGCGCGTTGCGGCGAGCGATCGTGAACATCGCCGACAGCATCGAGCCGACACCGAAGAAAGCGTCGGCCTCGGCCTGGTTCTGGATCGGGCCGATCACGGTGCCGGCGGTAGCCGAGCCGGCCGTGAGTTTCTGCCCGATCAGGACGACGCGCGGATCATTCTGATACGGCGTGCCGCCCGAGTTGATCTCGGCATAGAAGAAAGGCACCAAGAGGTTGCCCGGAATGTTGTTTAACAACACCGACATATTGACGTGACTCCATGTTCGCCCGACGTGTCAGCGCCGGGCGGCGGTTGAGGTGGTGATTTGCGGTTGAGGTGGCGTTAGGCCAGCGGCGCCTTGACGCATCGCGCGGCACTGCCGCACGCGTCCGGTGTCACGCAATTGGCGCACACCGCGAAGGCCGCCGGCGCGGCCGGGGCATCGGCCGCGACCAGCGCGGAGGCAGTCGGATCGGCCTCGACGACATCGCGATCACGAAGGCGGCGCGCCCAATACTGCGACTTGGTTTTCCACTCGCCACCCTCGGCGAGCGGAATGAGCGTCTGCGGATCGCGCACGAGCGCGATCACGGTCTCGCCCTCGATCTCGATCGGGGCGGGCTTGATGTAGATATTCGTCATTCCTGACCTTGCATGTTGGTGGCCGCCCCTTGCACCGGATCGGTGCCGGTGACGCCCGGTTGCGGCGCCGTGGTGATCCCCACGGTGTTGAGGTTGACACGCGTCGGCATGACCGGCGCCATTCGGGCCATGCCGAGGGCGAGATCGTGCAGATAGGTGCTTGGCCCGAGTTGCGACGCGATCGACTTGAGTAGGGCCGGCAAGCGATCGAAATCGGTCAAGGCGGCAACCGGCGCCGGATCGTAACAGGCCTCTTTCATACAGATGCGCGCGCGGATCGTGCGCGCGGCGAGGCGGATGTTTTCCTCGCCCGATCGATGCTTGATCGTCGATTGCCAATCATCGAACGGCAACTTGCACATGCGCCGGAACAGCGCGCCCGAGGGGCCGAAGTGCAAGGCGTGAAAAATCTGTTCCTCAAGCACGCCGAGCGTGGTCTCGATCGCCGCATCGGTGTCGGCATAATCGACGATCAGTTGCGATCCGCCGTCGCCGTCGGCGACCTGATAGGTCGCAACGACGGACAACTCGAAAACGAGATCGACATCGCCCTTGTAGAATTGCGGCCCCGCCTGGCTGATCTTTGTCAGCGTCGTGTTCTCAGTGAAAACGCCGATCAGCGGGCGACGCTCGTCGGCATTGAGATCGTCGATCGGATCGATGCGCGAGTCCGAGACATAGGTGCCCGCGCCAGTCGGCCACGGGCCGCCGGCATCGAGCAGCGCCGAGGGGCGCAACGCTTCAAGCGCGGTCAACCGCAAGAATTCACGTGCGAGCATTGGCAAAAATCTCGTTGAGAGTGAGCCGCACAAAACCCGGCGTCGAGGGCAGCACCTCGAAAATGCGAAAGCGCCGGCCGCTATCTTCCGAGGTGACGAGATCGCCGACACGCGGGCGCCACGGCACCCGCCGAAGATCGAGCGACACATAAGGCCGGCTCGTCGAATGCGAGGCCCGCTCGGGCTGCACGCCGACTTGATGGAAAGGCCCGGCGGCGGCACGCGCAGCCGACTCGCCGAACGGGCAAAGCACGTGCTCGACCACATCGCGCGATCCGTCGGGGATCAGCGGCGCATTGCGATCGGTCGCGTGCTTCATCGGGGCGAACGTGAAAAGATCGCCCTGCACTCTGTCATGCGTCACCGCCGCAGCGGCGACAGCACGCGCAAACGGTGACGCCATGACTAAGCCCTCACTTAGACCGCAGAAACGATCTTGGCGGTGCCGACGGTGTCGGCGGCCTGCGCAGCCACGACGGCGAAAGCGACGCGCTTGAGCGAGCCGGCGGTCGTCGTGAGATACTTGTTCACGTCATCCCAATACAGCGCCTGGCCCTCGGCCCAGGCCTCGGCGGTTTTCTTGGGAAGGGAGCCCCACACGCCATCGACGCCGTGCGGGAAGGGAAGGCCCTGCGCAACGGTATCGACGGCGACGCCGAAGATGCTTCCGATCAGGTAAGGCGTACCGGAGACGACGCCGCCAGCGGGCGCCGTCAAGTCGAGCACGTGGCCGTGCTGCACGTAATTCTTTGCCATTGAGTTGTTCGTCCTCTTGAAGAAACGGGGAAACAAAAAAGGCGAGCGGCCCTAAGCCGCCCGCCTCATTGCGAACCGATCGCCCGGCTTACAGGCCGGCGTTGCGATAGCCGCCGCGATAGTCGATCGCGCCACAACCGAAATCGTGTTCGAGCGACACGCCGACGCCCTGGACGCCGAACGGGTTTTCGATGCGCAAGCGCGGCGCATTGTAGCCGTCGAGCATGCCCCACACGAAAACCGGCGCGACGGACGGATCGGCGTAGAGCTCCCAGCCGTTGCCCGCGACGGGGATCACGACGGAACGCATCTTGCCGCCGAAGGGATTGACATCGCCCTCTTTGGTCGGGGTGATGACGGCGAGCACGCGATCGGCGTCGGTCTCCATATCCGGGCCGACGGCGAGGATACGCGGTGCCAGATTGAGCAACTGGCCCGACTGATCCTTTTGCTTGCGCATCGCCGCGCGGCCGTTGCCGAGATCGTCGGACGTGAGCGCGGTGCCCGCAGCGGCGAGGTTGCCGTGCTTGGCAGTGTGGAACACGGCCGCGTTGCCGTCGATCAGGGTCGGGCCGGCGCCGCCGTTCGCCGCCTTCATCGCGTAGAACGTGTTTTCCTCGAAACGAGCGACGGTCGCGCCGTAGCTGCCGAGCATCTGGTCGATCGCGCCGACATTGTCGTCGATCAGCATGCGACGCGAAATCGCAAACTGCACGGCGTACGGGGCGACGGCGACGACTTCCTTGCTGTCACCGAACGAACCGAACTTGATCTCGCCGGACTGCGTCACCGGCTGCAAAGTCGGGAAGTCGCCGACGCGCAACTGCTCGTGCGGCCGGAAGTCGCGGAAGTTGCGCTGAATCGAAATCTGCCGATAGGTCGTTTCGGCAATCTGGTAGCGCGCGAGCAGAACGCGGTTGACGGTCGACTCGAAGATCACCGGAAGATCGGCGGTCGTTGTCATGGCGCGGCGGATCACATCCTCGCGCTGCGCCGCAGTGACCGGCATGCGCCGCTCATTGAGCACGATCGCCGCGATGTCAGCGAAGCCATACTCGGAATATTCCCGAGCCGCCGCATCGAGCGCGCGGACCTGGCCCGCAGCGTCGCGAAGCGCCGAGGCGCCGCCCATGCGCACCGTGAGCGCATCGGTGATGAAGCGGTGACGCGTGTCGGTCTCGTCGCGGGTGATCGTGACGCTCGACGAGCGGGTGCGATCGGCCTGCGTTGCCATGTGATCGAAAGCGCGGGTTCGGAACGCCTCGACGGTGACGCCGTCACGCTGCGCAGCGGCAACGTCAGCGGCGGCCATGCCGGCACGGGTGCCGATCTCGCCGATTTCGGCAGAGCGGGTGCGCTCGGCGGCGATCAGGGTCGCGGCGTCGGGGCCGGGCGCGGCGCGCGTGGCCTCGGGCGCGGGCGGCACAACCGCCGGAGCGGGTGCAGCGCGGGTGCCCTCGGGCGCCGGGGCGGGCGGGGTTGCCGGGGTGATGTCGGCGGGATTGGCAGCATTGCGCCGCATGTCGTCATTCTCCATTGAAGATTGGGCATCATCTGCCCGTTGCGATGAAACTTGCGTCGAGCGGATCGACGCTTGAGGATCGGCAGGAACCGACACGAGGGAGACTTCAAGCAACTCCCAACGGTCGGCGCGCCAAACCTCAACCTCGTTTGCGAGCGACGTAAGAGTCCACGTCGTTACGCGGTAGCCCACAGAGATGCCGGTGATCTCGCCTCGGGCCACCATGCCCTCGGCTTTCCGGCCGCCCTCGGTGTCGGCAAAGCGGATGCGGCCGACGAGATTGCCGCCCTCGATCCGCGCTTCCTCGACGACACCGAACACGGCGTCGATCGAACCTTGCGAATGCGTGTCGAGCAAACGAACCTGCCCGAGCGCGACACGACTCAAGTCGATCGCCTCGGGCGAGATCGCCAATTCCTCGAACACGCCCCAGCGCGACACACGCGAGCCGGCGGAAAAGATCGCCTCGACGGTGCGCTTGGCTTTGTTGTAGCTCGACGGCGTGAACCGGGCCGAGAGATCGTCACTCGACGCGCGCGAGACGATCTCACCCGGAACGAAGCCGTCGGGAGTCTGATGCGGACGCGCGGCAACGCCGCGCATCCAATGCGTTTTGATCATTGAGTGCCCTTCTATTCCCCGGCGTTGCCGAGGTTTTTATCATCGGACGGATCGGACTCGGCATCCTGCGTCAATTGCGACTTGCCGAGTTGATCGACGCGGCGAGGATCGATATCGAGCACGAGCGGATCGTCGCCCTTGTCGGCTTCCTGCCAGAACGTGCGAGTTTCCTCGACAACCTTGCGCCAGTCGCGGCCCCAACCGCCAATGAATTCCTGCGGCGACATCCGGCCCGATCGCACGGCGAGAATATCGGCCTTCAAATCCTTGAGCGGATCGATCGGCATCACCGCCGGCATCACGTAGGAACGCCCATAGGGTTTCTTGCGCGCGCGCACCTCGCCGGCCAAGATCGCCATTGAGAGCCAGCGCTCGGTGACGCGGTGCATCAGTTGCGGCGTACACTGCAACCACTGGATTTGCTCGACGAGCACCTTGAGAATGCGCTCACCGGCCTTGAGCGACGAATAATTCGCCTGCCGCAAATCGCCGGTCAACTGATCGTAAGTGATCATGCCGCCCGACGCGATCCCCATCAACGCGGCGAACGCGACCGGCTCGAATTGCCCGGAGCCCGACGGCGAGAACGCTTGCACGTTTTCGCCGAGCTTGGCGCGATAGATCATGCCGGGCGACATGCCCTCAATGTTGCGCCCCGCATCGTCTTGACGCGTCTTGGCGTCGGCGAGATTTTTGACCGGATCGGCGGCGTTGACGATCAGGCCGTAACAGGCTTCCATTCGCAGCTTGACCACGCTCGCGTCCATCACGTCGGCGAAGTCGCGCGCGTCCATCAGCACGGGCGAGAGCAGCGGCACGCCGCGCACCTGGCCGGCCCGCAACACGCGGTAGAGGTGGCAGAAGTCGGCGCGCGGCACGAAATTCGGCATGATGTTCACGCCCTGCGGCGTGAGGCCCATCTCGCCGGGATGCTCGGGGTGCAGCCAATAGCCCTCACGTTCATTCCAATCGCCGAGCACCACGCCGAGGCGCGATTTTTTGCCCTCGAACAAGCCGTTGCGTTCGGTTGCGATCACGTCGCCCTCGACGACTTGCAGCGCCAGCGGAATGCGACGATCACCGCCGCGCTTGCGCGGCACCATGCGCACACCGCTATCGCCGCGCTCAAGCGACGAGCGGAACGCCGTCAACTGCTGCCCGGCGAAATCCTGCACGCCCTCGATATCCGACGACAGGCACCATTCATCCCACAGCGCTTGCAGCCGCTCATCTTCCCAGGACACGGTGATGCCGGTGCCGATCACATGCGCCGACAACACGTCGAGGCATCGCGCGCCAATCCACGTGTTGCGCACGAGATCGCTTGAGCGGGCGCGAAGCTTTGTCAGCGCCGGCCCAATCTCGCCGTTGGCGCTATCCTGCAACGATCCCTTGAACGATTTGCCGCGCCGGCCAACCATCGCGCCGTCATAGGATCGGCCGGCATCGAGCGCGGCGAACGCGTGAGCGCGGCGAACGGCGGCCATCGGCGCGACGTAGGCGAGCGCCTTGAGAAACCTCGACATGCGCTAATCCCTGCAATGCTCGACATAAGAGACCGTCGAGCGCGCGCCCGACGATGACACCTCGGCGATCATGTCGCCGAGGATGGATCGCATTTCAGCGAGCGAGCGATATTCGACCGTGCGGCTATCAGGCCCCGAGCCGAACGTGACCTTTTGCGCGCCCGTCGCAATCGCGGCCTTGAGCGCGTCGATGTCGTCTTGCGTGTAAGACATTCAGCCCCCTACCCGGCGAATGCGCCGTTCGCGTAGACGAGCCCTGCCTCGAACGTCGGCCGGCGCAGCGTCAGCGTGATGTTGCCTGCACCGAAGAAAATCGGAGTCAGGAGGAATTGCGTGTACCACTGCGCAGTAGCGCCGGGGAGCAGATCAACAGGCCGCGTCTTGGGAGTCCGCAGCCGCAGCGGATAGGCTGCCGCCGGGCTAACCCAATTCGCGACGTTCGAATACATATCGTAAGTTGACGCGCCGACGTTTGAGCCGCTAACCACGGCGCCGATTGCATTCGTGAGATACGGCACCGACGCATTCAAAGCGCCGGCGGCGACATCCACGTCGATGCCGCACGTGAGATAGTTATTCAGCGACCACAGCCCGAGGGCCGGTTGAGCCAAAAGGATTTTCACCGACGAGTCGGCTGCGCTGGCGCTAAATGCAAACGTGACATCGTTTCCGAGCCCGTTCGCGTTCGCCGCATAAGTGATGTTGCACGTCGTCGTCGCGGCGCCAGAGAGCGTCACGCCGCCCGGAACGTTGCCCGTGCCCGCGATCGTTGTGCGAATTCCGCCGCTCGTCGCATTGAATAGCGGATTAGCGAAAAGCTGGCGCGTGTAGTTCGAATTGAGCATCGCGATATGCGATGGCCCGCTATCGTTTCCGAGCACCACGGGATCGAGCATTTGCTTGATGTCGATGGCCTCGGTGTACGCCATCAACGGAAAGGCATGCGTGCCGTCCGACGAGAACCCAGGCTTGAAGGCGAGTGCGGTCGTTGACGCCGTCGCGGCCCAAATGCGCGGGCGCGGATCGTAAAAATAGGCTCCCGGCGTTACCGCGCACCATGCTTTCAGCATGTCCGATGCAAGAAACACTTGGTTCAACATCGCTTGCGAGACGCCGGTCGATCCCGGCTCGGCCGTGATCAAGACGCGCTTTCCGATCGCGAGGGCCTTCGTGGCCGCCGCGATGATGTCGCCAACCGAGACTTGCGCAACATTCGTCGCCGTCACGACAACGCCATTGCTATTCGTGTACGGAAAAACGCCGCCGTTCGGAACCGCCATGATGGCGTTGATCAGCGGCTTGTCGAATACCAGCCAGCCCGACTTGCTCGCGAGCGCCTTGCTCAGATTGGCGTTGATGTATTGATCCGGCGTCTTGCCGGAGATGCCGAGCGCAAGTCCGAGCTTGTACTTGTGCATGCTCATCGCACGCACCCAGGAGAACCAATGGTTGGCTTGAGTGCCGTGGGCCTGGCCGAGGATGGCCGAGGAAATCGCATCGGCCCGGCTATCGCCGAGGATGTCGAACGTATCCCATAGATATTGCCGCGCCGGATACATTCCGAGCGCCGCGAGGTGCTTGAGCGTTTGGCTGATCGATGTCATGCCTTCACCCACGCACTGACTGCGGTCAACTGGCCCGACGTGTAGGTGAACGTCTGCACCCACGTGTTGACGCCATCGCTAAACGAATCCGTCGCGAGGTTGTTGTCGGCGCCATACGTGAAAGCATGCGCATAAAAATCGGGGTTGATGGCGGCACCGGCGCTATCGCGAGCGCCGACGACGACGGCCTCAAGTCGATGTTTGCCGTCGGGGCCGACATCGGCCGTTAGCTGATCGAGAGATTTAACCGGCGCCTCAGTCATCGGGGCGATACTCCTTACTAGGCGATCTTGGCGCTTGCGAACTGCACAAAGACGCGATCGAGCCACGTGTTCACGGTGCCGCGAAGCACCGCAGATGGATTTTCCTTGCCGAACACACGGAAAGGCATGTTCGATTTATCGACGGCCTCGACGGCCGCCGCGCTCAACATCGGAACGTCGAGCGCATCGGCCGGGAAGTTGAATTTCGTCGCGTTGATGCGATTGCCGATCGCGATGTGACGGGCGCCGGCGGCGAGCCTGGCCGCGACCGGCTTGATTTCATCGATCGACGTTTGCGTGTTGCCGAGCACGTGCAACACGGTGATCGCGTATTTGTCGAGATCGAGAAACCCGATATCGGCGAGCAATTGCAGCGTCGGCGACAACAGCCCGGCGCGGATGTCGATCACCGTAGCCGCGAGGCTGTTGAGCGTGTCGAAAACGCGCATCTGCCCGTCGGAGTCGACGAGATCGACCACCTCGGCGCGCTCGGGATAGAAACGCTTGAGCACGCCGCCCGGCACCTCGTTCTCGGTATCGAAAGGCCGGTTCTGCACGCCGAGCGCGTCGAGATAGTCGAGAAACGCGCGGGTGATGGTGGTTTTGCCGACGCCGCCCTTGTCGGCGCCGATGATGTAGAGGCTCGGCTTAGTCATGGTGCGGTGTCCTTTTGTATCGTACGAAGCAAAACCGGCTATCGGCTGCCCCAATTGCTGAGATCGCGGCCGATCCACCCCGAGCCGCTCGGCTCGTCTTGGGATCGCGCCGCCGGCGCGTCGTCACTGGCATTTGCGGGCGGTGACACGACTTGAACCGGCGGCGGATCGTCGCCGTCCTGATCGGACGGCATTGCGGACGCGGGACTAGACGCAATTTGAACGGCGAGCGGGCGCGCGGCGAACAGATCGCCTTGCGAGATCGTCGGCGCGCGCTCGCGCGCAAGAATTTTCCACTCGTCCTCGGTCATCGTGGACAAGCCGAGGTGATCGGCGACGGCCATGTTGTACACGCGGCAGTCAAACCAATGGTTGGCCTGGTTTCCGCGCGGCTCCCAACGCTTGGTTTGCCGCCCGCGATTGCGAACATCGGCGAGATATTCGGCCGTGACCTGTTTGAAGTAATTCTCGTCGAGAAACTTGCCGAAATGGCAGTAGCCCGGCGGATCGACTTCGTGGCCGGCCGACTTGCCCTCTTTGCGCAAATCTTCGTACCAATGGCCCTTCAACGGCCACGTGCCGACGGGCCACAGCTTGACATAACCAAGCTTGCGGCCGTCGAGATCGATATCCTTGACGCTCGGCGTACCGATCGCCGGCAGATGCCAGCCGTCGCGGCCGTCCACCGCATAGGCGTTATGGCGCGACTGGCACCAATGATAGACGACATGCGAGCGAAAGCCGGAGTCGATCGCGAACGCATCCACCTTGCGGCGGTTGCCGAACGCGTCGGGCCACTCTCGATCGTAAAGCTCGCCGAGTTTCAGGAAGGCGCCGGCGTTGGCGTTGGTGGTGTCACCCTCCACCACATCGACGAACACAACCCAGGACTCACGATTGGGCGCCCACGCCACCACCTCGACATAGATGCCATTCATCTGCACGTCGGCGGCGGCCGTGAGCATCAGGCCGCGCGCGGGGATGCGCCCTTTCGGGTAATCCTCGCGGCGCTCCATCAGCCGCACGTGATCGGGCGCGTCGCCCTTGATCTCGAAAGCCTCGCCGAGCGTCAGATTGTAGAACGCTTTCAGCTTGGCCGGATCGCCTTGCGCCGTGATCCAGCGCTCGGCGATCTTGTCCCACGGCACGAACGGCGACGACATCGCGTCGATATGGTAGGACGGAAACTTGCCTGGCCCCGGCGCCAGCGAAATCCATTCGCCCTTCTGCACGAGCGGCTTTTTCTCATGCGCCTCGATCACAGCACCGCAGCAAGGCGCGATGTAGTGCGCCTGATACGGGAACGCGTCGTTAAACTTGAATTGCGGGCCGAAGCGGAACGCGAATTTGCCGTCGCAATGCGGGCACGGCACATGCCAAAGGCGCTGGTCGCCGGCCTCGAATTGCTTGTCGATGTAGCACGCGCCCTTAACCGTCGGCGTCGAGATGTTCACCTCTTTCCAGTCGCCGGTGTCGAGGAACGACTCATAACGCGCCTCGATCATCGCGTGCGGCGAACCCTGGCCGTCGAGATCGTCGGGATACTCGCTCGCCTCGTCTTTGATGATCTTGCGCTTTGTTTTTGAGCGCAGATCGGCGGTTGAGTTGGCAATCGCGAGCGCCATCGAGCCGCCCGGATAGCGCTTGAGATAGGTCGTCGATCCCTCGCCCGAGCGCGAGACTTGCGGCTTTACTTTGGCCTTGAGCGCGGCCGACTGCTCGATCGAGGGATTGAGCTTGTCAGCAATGAAGTCGGCGAGCGCGCCGTCGGTTGGCTGCACGAGCAGGATGCCGCCCGACGGGTCGGTGTCGATCGTCGAGCCAACGATCGCAATCGCCATCACCGTGAAGCCGGTTTGCGCGCTCTTGCGCACCGCCCATTTATTGACGGTCGACTCCGGCCCGCTGTTGTTCAACGGCTCGACGACGTAAGGCGTTAGGCTCGGGTCCCACTTTTCGTTAGCGCGCGGGCCGTCGGGCACGATCAGGTTTTGCGCGGCCCAATCGGCCGGTAGCACCTTGCGCGGCGGCTCGATCAGCGCCATCGCCTCGGCGCACATGGCGGCGACGGCGGATCGTTTGAAATGCAGCATGACCGGCCCTTACGCGGGCGAGCCATCCTCGCCCGGATCAATCGTTGACGGCACGGCCGCGCCCGCGATCTCGCCGATTGCGGCTGCGATAGCGACGCGCAAATCGCGCTCGATGTCTTTGAACAGGCCCCGCGATCCCTGCACCCCATCCTTGACCGCGACAGCAGTCATTGCCTCGGCGTATGTCGGCAAGCGGCCGATGATGCGCACAACCGCCTCGCCGATCTTGACGCCGCCAGTTTTGGCTTCCTCGATCGGCACGAGCCGGCCGAGCCGTTCCTCAAGATCGAGAAACTTGAGATCGGCCGTATATTGCGCCGCGCGCGATTGGTGATCGCGCAACACCGGCGAGGCCGGCGACGCGGTGTCGATCTCGGCCTCGGCTCGAGTTTCGGCTGCGGCTTCCTTGAAGGCGTCGCCGACTTCGCCGACAGCGCGATCGAATTGCGCGAGGTTGACGAGCTTGGTGCCGCCTGACCCCGGCCGCGTTTCGAGCAAGCCGGCCTCGACGAGCGAGTCGACGCGCTTCGCAATCGCTTGCCGCGATTTATCCTTTTGCCGGGCGATCTCGGAGACCGAAAGCCAAAGCCCGACATCGGCGAGATCGTCGCCCGCGTCGTCGCTCATCACATGCCCCACATCAGCAAGACGCCGCGCATCACACCGACGGCGAGCGCCGACGACGCGATGATCAGCAGAAACCCGCTAACGCCCCGCTGCGTCATAGCTCGGCCGCCTTGAGCCGGATCGTGATCGGGTTGGCGAAGTAGACCGGCGAGCCGAATTGACTTTGCCGCTCAACGACGTGCCAACGCCCGCCGATCAACGCGCGGCATCTGTCATAGACCGGCGCGATACGCGCCGACACAACGCGCAAGGACTTGAAGTCGGCACACGACATCACGGCAGGATCGCGCAAGACGTGCCATCTGCGATCCGCCGGGTGCACCCCTGTCAACCTGTCAACCATGTCAACCCAACTTTTCAGATTTGCGGCTGGCGAGATTTCGGGGCGCGCTTGTGCCGTGTGGGGGTGGGGGCCGGGAGGGACCCGCGCCCGGCCGGCCTGGCCGGGTGGCCCGATGGCCGAGGATGACGCCCGCGACGCCGCATGCGCCCATGGCGAGGATGATCCCCGGCGCCGAGGCGCCAGCGAGGAACATCAGCACGGCCAGCACATCAGCGCCGAGCATCACGCCACCTAAGATCACGAGGCGAATGATCACCTCAACATAGCGCGCGCCCCTCGACATGATCACACCCTCAAGCATGACCGCCCAATATCGCGGCGATCTCGTGTTGCAGCCGTGCCGGCAGTATCTGCCTCACTGCGCTAAGGAACTCGCCGGCCGTCGCGCCCGTCACCATCTCGGTTGGGATGAACAGGCCCGACTTGACGCGCGCGATCGGCACGCGGCTCGCGCCGGTGCGCTTGAACACTTGCCCGCCGAGGCCGAGCGCCACCCGTTTGGGGAAGCGACCGCCCTTGATGAACATGCCGGCGAACACACGCCGGTGATTCCACGGCGCCGCCGACACACCCTTGCGGGTTTCGCGCGCCTTGAAGTATTTCAGCGCGACGTTGCCGCCGCGCGATTTGAGCGTGTAAGTCAGGCCCGCCGGCTTTTTCTTGACGGCGCGGGCAATAACTTGCCGTTGCAGTCCGGTTTGCGCCGTGAGGGCGCGCACAACGCGGGTTGCGGTTTGATCGCCGGTGCGCTTGATGGCGCGGGCAATAGCCTTTGGCGCCTCGCGCTCGGCGCGCTTGAATAGCTCGGCGAGGTGGTCGATCTCGCGAGCGTCGATCTCAAGCATCGAGAACGCCATCACGTCACCGCTTGGTTAGCTTGGCGCCGAGTTGCGCGAGCCGTGCCGTTGCCGCCGTGCGAAGCGCGCCCGTGCGCGCATCTTCCCGAAGGGTGCGCGCTACAAAGCCGGCCGCCCCCGCGACCGCCTTAGCATCACCTCGCACGGCGGCGGACATGCCGCGCGTGATCGCTTGTTTGCGTTCATTGCAGCGGCAACCCATGACACACCTCACATTTGGATCATCACGCGAGCGAGCACGGCTTGATGTGCACTTGCACTTAGCTATGGCTGAGAAGCCGGTCGCGTGCGCGTGATGAATTCTGGAATTGGTGCCGGCCGAGGGCCTTTCAAAGCCCCGCCGACTCTCGCGCTGATCAAAGCCGAGCACCGCGCCGCGTCCGACGCGTGGAAACACGAATTTGGTGCGAGGCCCGTCTCGTCGGCCTCGCGTTGAACGCCGCAATAAGTCGCGGAAACTCGCCGTGTTTCACGAGCGTGCGATTGCTCGGGCGGTCAGCCATTCAGTTTGCCGATAACCCGTTAAACGATTCCCTCATCACATCAGTGATCGGAGCGGCGCCGGGTTTAAATCAGCGTTGCGTCAACAGTAGGATGCAACATGCCCTCGGGCTAGGGTTGCTATGGCGCCGGCGCTAAGGCCGGTAGTCAGTCACAAACGCCGCCGGGCAAGCCCCGGATCAAACGGCGATACACGACGAAACAACGAGAGATCAAATCTTTCGCATCGGTCGATTTCCTGATCGGTGCAGAATTGCAAAGCCCGCCTCGCGGTTGCGGGCGGGCTTGGTTTTTTCAAGACCTTTTGGAACGTCCGGGGTTATGTCAAGTGAGGCCTTCCGGGTCAAACACCCCCGACACGGAAACGCACCGAACCCCTTAGATTGCAGCGGATCGGCGCATCTTTTCCCGGCTCGCCCGGTTATAGCTGGCCCGCGTTTCGGCCTCGATCGGCGACTCGATTGGAGCGATGCCGGCCTCGCGCTTTGGCTGCAACGGCAACCCGACCGTGTCATAGCGGGCAAACGCATCGCGGAAAATCACGCGCGTCGCGAGCGCCGGCGAGAGCCACGGCATCACCGGCAAAGCAAGCGGCGTCGGCGCGTAGCTTTCGAGTGCACCATCGAGCACCGTCGCGAGATGCGAGAGCGCCGCATGCCACGCGACGAATTGTGCACGCGAATGCGCGACGCTCAACGGCGCCGGATCGTGCCACTCAATCGGCGAGCGCGGCGACATCGACCACGTGTATTCACCATCACGCTTGCGCGCGCGGCCTTCGTTCTTTCGCAACATCACCATATCGCCGTCGGCATCAATGCCGAGCACAACGGGATAAGCGCGCATCGCGCCGGCCTTGTTTGTCGCCTCGTGAAAGCGCTGTTGCGGCGCCGGCAACTCAAAGGCCCAGGCCGGGCGCGTGCCCATCGTCGCATGACTGATCACGATGCCGCGTTGATCGAACGACGCGCCGAGGATCGCGCCGACGGCGTCGCCGGCGATGCCGATGAATTCACCGAACAGCGGCTCGATCTCGACGCGATCCGCGAAGCGCGCATGCGTGTCGAGCGCGCGGATCGCGGCGGCGACGATCAACGCGTCGGGATGCGGCTCGCCGCCGAGGAAGCCGAGGCCGTCGCCGTAGCCGCTGACATCGACGCGCACGCCGA